ACGAAGCCAATGAAGTTGTCAACCAGCGCATCGACAACGTGAAGTTCGTACTGAACAAAAAGTGGTTTATCAAGCGCGGCAAAGATGTGGATATTCAAGGTTTGGTGCGCAACGTACCAGGTGGCGTGGTGTCGATGGATGATCCGGCTAATGATGTACGCGAAATTAGTTGGCCAGACGTCACACAGTCCGCATACGAAGAACAGACGCGCATTGATAACGACTTGTCTGAGCTGCTCGGCAACTTCAGCCCTGCCCAGGTAATGGCAGACCATGGAATAAATGGACCGGCAAGGAACATGGCGATGCTGTCACAGTCTGCAGGTACGCTTGTTGAATATCTATTGCGTACATATGTAGAGACATTTGTGCAGCCTGTCTTGCGCCAGATTGTTATGCTGGAACAAGAATACGAAACAGACCAGGTTATTTTGGCGCTTGCTGCAAAGAAGTCAAAGACCTTCCAGCGTTTCCACATGGACCAATTGACAGACCAGTTGCTCAACCAGGAATTGACGTTGAATGTCAATGTTGGAATGGGCGCGACAGACCCTGGCACCAAGTTGCAGAAGTTCATGACAGGCGTCACATCATATGCGCAGATTGTCAAACTTGCTCCGCCAGGACTTAATATGCAGGAAGTAGGCAAGGAAGTCTTCGGGCATCTTGGATACTCGGATGGCTCGAGGTTCTTCACCGATGATAATCCTGCCGTTGCCGCGCTCAAGGCGCAGATCGAGACCATGCATAAAGAAATGGGAGAGCTTGACAAGAAGGCCAAAGATAAGATGGCTGGCCATCAGACCAAGATCGCAGTCACACAAGACACTAACCAGACCAAGTTGCAGATTGCCCACTTGCACGAAGAGAACCAGAATCTCCGTGACTCCGTCATACATATGAGGGCTTTGGTAGAGGCACAGCAGAGCCAGACGCATGAAATGAAGACAATGGGCCTGCAGCATGCTCATGAAAGATCAATGCCGCAAAAAACGATGGGAGAAGCTAAGTGAGTAAGGTAACTGAAGAAAACGAGGCTTTGTATCGCAAGGCTGCTTTTGGCAAGATAATAGAAGACTTTCAAAGCTCAGATATTGGGATCTACTTGATAAGGCGCGCAGAATCAGAGGCGGAACAAGCAATAGAAAAACTAAAAACTTGTGACCCTAAAGATGGAAAAGTGGTACAATCGCTTCAAAATGAGGTGTGGAAAGCAGAATCCTTTCAGAAATGGTTGGCCGACGCTATTTTGGACGGGCTTCAAGCCCATAACATGATCGATAACGAGGAGTAAATATTATGCTTATAGCTAAATTTAAATTGCTAGGAATGAAATATCGTGCTGAAGATGATGGCGATTCTAGCGCTGGCAGCGGCGCTATAGGCACTGGCAATGATTCTCGTCTTACTTTGCTGGCGCAGATCAATGATGCAAATGATGCAGCCGCCGCAGAAGGCGGTGATTTATATGATGTGAAGGATGATGGTACTACTGAAGCCTTTGTCGTGCAGAAAGCAGATGGCACCAAAGAAGCACTGACAGATGAAGCCAAGCATGAACAGATAGTTGACCATGATGCAGACAAGATTGCGGCAGACGCTTTAGAAGAAACAATAAAAGAAGAAATTGCAGCATCACCAACAATCAAACACAAAATTAAAGTCAATGGTGTAGAACAAGAACTCACCTTTGATGAACTTGTAACACGTGCACAAAAAGTTTCGTCGGCCGATCAATATTTGGCAGAAGCAGCACGGTTACGCAATGAAGCAGCAACACAAGCGAAGCCACCCATAGCGGACGCTTCAAAGCAAGACAGCAATGAAGAATTGCTAGCCACTGCCCGGGCGATACAAATGGGCAGCGAAGAAGAAGCGGTAGCAGCACTGCAGAAAATAATCAATAAAGGTCCATCCCAGGACGACCTTGCCAAGACTATTGACGAGCGGCTAACCTTCAATGAGGCAATTGCAAAGTTCCGATCAGACTTTAAAGATTTGGTCAGCGACCCACACCTGCACAAGATGGTATTGGACAGGGATGCAGAGCTGATCCGGCAAGGTGATCGTCGCCCTTATGACGAGCGCTATACTGCCGTAGGCACAGAAGTCCGTAACTGGGTGGCGAAGTTCAAGCCAGCCGTTGCTGACACTAAACCTGATCCTAAACCTGTCGTCGACAAAGCAGCTCGTAAAGCAGCAGCGGAAGGCGTACCCAAAGCAGCGGGCGGCAAAGTTCCGAATGTTGTAGATGAAGATAAAGAAGAGTCTAGCTCGGATGTTATAGCCAATATGGCTGCTTCCCGCGGCGGTCCTCAATGGATGCGTAGAGAGAAGCTATCAGCATAGCACCGACTAGGTTGAGTCGTTAAAATCAATCAAGGAGAATTAAAATGGCAGGTCAAGTGTGGGCAGTAAACAGTTTGGGCGGCTTTATGTATTCCCGCCAACTGTCAAACGTTTTGCGTATGGCGGTTCAACCGCTGGTGAAGTTTCGCCAGTTCTGCGACGTCCGCGACGCATCACAACAAGGTAAGAAAAAAGGCGACATCTTTACATGGGACGTCTTTTCTGACGTTGCGACTGCTGGCGGTGTGTTGACTGAAACAAACACTATGCCAGAAAGCAACTTCACCATCGTTCAAGGTACTTTGACTATCACCGAGGCCGGCAATAGCGTGCCTTACTCTGGTAAACTGGACAACCTATCCAAGTTCCCAGTGATGGAACTGGTACAGAAAGTCCTGAAGAACGATGCTGTGAAGACCTTCGACCGTTTGGCATGGGCGCAATTCAACAGCACCTTGCTTCGTGCAATTCCAGTAGCCGGCACTGATACTGCTGCGATCACGCTGTATACCAACGGCACCATCACAGGCACCAACACCATCGCCTATGGCAATGCGCACGCCAAATCGATTGTTGACCTGATGAAGGAACGTAATATTCCAGCATATCTGGGTGATGACTACTATGCTCTGGCATGGCCTACAACTCTGCGCACCCTCAAGAACAACTTGGAAACTATCCACCAGTATTCGGATACAGGCTTCAAGCTCATCATGAACGGCGAGATCGGTCGTTACGAAAATACCCGTTACGTCGAGCAGACCAACATTGCCAAAGGCATAGGTACTACTGGTATTGCCACGGCAGCAGGCGGTGACATGGTTGGCTGGTCACAGGCCAAGTCTGACTGGATTTTCTTCATGGGTAATGACACGGTGGCGGAAGCTATTGCGGTGCCTGAAGAGATGCGCGGTAAGATTCCGACTGATTTCGGCCGTAGCAAAGGTGTGGCGTGGTACTACTTGGGTGGCTTCGGAATTGTCCATACTTTGGCATCCAACGCTCGTATCGTCAAGTGGGATAGCTTGGCATAAAGTAACTCCAAACCAGGGCCAAGAGACCTTCTCCTCTTGGCCGGTTACTGGATACAATGCCTGAGAGGTAGGCATAATAAGGAGATTCAAAATGACTACAAAAAGTATGGGCTACGATCATCCAGCTTACCAAGCTCGGCTGACACATGCCTTCCCCGCCCTTGCTGCTGGCGCTTCTGGTGCTACAAGTAAGTTTGTGGCGTTTACCGCGTTGACTGTATTCGCCTTGACAGCGAGTGCCGTTGCCACTGGCAGCTCTACGTATAACTTGTGGAACGGCTCGACGACTCAAACCGGTGTTGGCTGTGATACGGTGCAACTGATCCGTATCATGAACAACGCTGCATTGGGTGCTGCGCCGTCGCTGTCTACTGCAACATATGGCCCATTCTGCGTAAACAACACTGCATTGGGCGCTACTGGTATCACTACTGGTACTGTGACCAATTCGTCTGCGCCAGGATATACGAACTATATCCAGTTGTATGGCACAGGCACTACAGGCCAGCTGCAAGTCGGTAGCAACACGGCAAACGGCGGTATCCAAGTCAACCAAGGTGACCAGCTTTACATCTTGCGCGGCACTGATGCAACGGCAATCACTGGAGTGTCGCTGGAATACAGCATCACGCCTCTGGCCAACGTGTCTTACTAAGGAGAATTAAAATGAATGTAAAACCAAACTTGCCTTCGGGCAAAGGCCAAGTAGATAAAGGCCAAATGGCAGAAACCACCAAATTTGCCAAAGCATTTGAGCCTGTCGATGGTGGCATTGATGGTATGGGCGGCGTAGTAAATGATATTGGCGAAAAGTCTGGGTTTCAGGCTAGCACTGATGACTACATCGTTAAAAAAGGAATGGTGTATGGTGAGGCTGCAAAGTTGAACATCATGCCTCCAGGCATGGACATTAACGACCAGCCATACCGCGACATTCGCGACATGCCTCTCAGATTGTATTCGAGTGGAATGAGCTTTCCTAACGATGGCTGGAATGCTGGCGATGTCTCAGAAGGTTACCCTTCCAAGGGCAGCCTAGCGTAGTAAAAACTCGGAAGGCGGCTTCGGTCGCCTTCTCCTAATTCTTGAAAGGAAGGTGATCCGTGGTCTTGCTTGAAACTATTGTTGGGCGCGATCATATCGCAGATATGTGCGGGATTGCGGCTGGCCTTCCAGAAGGTTGTTTTGTAGAGGTTGGCGTTTATAAAGGCGGCTGTGCCCAACAATTCGAGTTTCTTGCAGTGCAGCAAGGACGCAAGATGTTTGCGTACGATACATTTACCGGTATACCGTATCGCTGTGATAAAGACTCTCACAAGGTAGGGGATTTTAACGATACGTCTTACGAGGCAGTAAAGGCCGGGCTGCCCAATACGACAGTAGTGCAGGGTGTCTTTCCTGCCAGCGCTGTTGAAATGCCGCCGATCGCATTCGTGCATCTTGACTGCGACCAATACCAGTCTATCAAAGATTCAGTAGAATATTTGAAAGATAAAATGGTAGAAGGCGGCGTGATGATATTTGATGATTATGGCTGCTTGCCTGGTGCAACAGAAGCAGTAGATGAATTGTTTGGCGATAAGGTACAGCGCACCAAGCACAGCAAGGCAATAGTAACCTTTTAAGGAGAAGAAAATGTCATTAGCTGAAAAGTTTCAAATAACGACACCGTATATTGACGAGGGCAAGCCTGATGAAAAGTGGGTCACTCCAACACATCATCATGATGGCGTACCGCAAAGAGATGATAAATTTAATGTTTTGCCCATCGGCTACGAAGCCACAAGTGAACGCGATAAATTTGTCCATGGATTCGGCGGCAATACTGATGTCTCTGGCGGGCTTGAACCTGAAGTGTTCGTCAAAGGATTCAAGCGTCGCGATATGAAGGCTACTGACGACCAGTATGGTGGCGAGCATATCGATTTGTTCTATGGCGAAGCAGTAGACGAAAAGGGGCAAGTTGGTTTTGCTGAACGGAACAATTACCTCGACCGGTTATAAGCCATGTCTCTGCCACAATCAGCCTATATTCATAAGACACAGCTGACAGATAATGACGGCTTTCAGTCTGAGAATGTAAATAAGGTCGCAGTTTATTACTGGGACTCTATAGGTCTTGCCTGGGTAAAAGGAACTCAGGCAAGCGGAGGAGGCGGAGGTGGTGCTGTAACAATTGCGGATGGCGCTGATGTGGCGCAAGGATCTACTGCTGACGCAGCAATAATTGGAGATATTGCAGGCACGTTGTCTGCTAAGTTACGCGGTATCAATGCAACACTGCAAAAAATACCAGGACTTGCGTTGCCTATTTACGATTATGTTTTACAAACACAAAGCGCAACGCAAGATGTTTGGGTGTTTAAGACAGGTGGCGGGGCAGGCACTACAGTAGCAACTGTAACGATCAATTACACAGACAGCACAAAAGCAGTAATAACTAACGTGGCTAAAACTTAAAATGCCGTATACTTTTAACCCATTAACAGGGCAATTTGATTACTACCAGACCGCCACTGGAGCGACAGGCCCGCAGGGGCCGGCAGGCCCGATGACATTCGGGCGTGACGGGGATGACGGAGAAGATGGTCTGTCTATAGTAGGGGCACCTGGCGCTCCGGCTACTCCGGGTAATGCTGCCTATGGCGAAATGGTGATTATCAACAATGCCACAGGGTTGGCAATGACCTTGCAAAACACCGCATATCAAGTGGTTGCAGGTTGGCAGGTTGATGACACGAATGGATTTACGTTCGCTGGGAGTGCTTTGACCACACAGACAGCGGGAGCGTTCTTCACAACTTGCTCGGTATCTGTCCAGAGTACATCATCGAATCAGGTTTATAACTTCCAGGTTTTTCGTAATGGGGTTGCAATTCCGGCCCACAATGCCTTATTAAAATTAACTAATAGTGCAGATATAAATTCAATAACAGTTGTCGGTACTATAGATGGAGTAAACAAGAATGACGTATTTACTCTGTGGGCAACTAATCAGACAAGTGCAGGTCAGACACTTACGGTTTCTTATGCGAACTTTTCCATCACCGCGATACAAGGCTCGACAGGACAGCAAGGAATAGCGGGATTTGGCTTTGATGGTGAGCCGGGAGAAGATGGATTCTCTATTGCTGGGGCACAGGGTGTTGCTGGAACCAACGGAACAATAGGCCGTGACGGATTGACGGTTATTGGTCAGGATGGGGTTGACGGGGAAGATTCATTCGCTTTCTCTATGCCTTTATACCCAGCGACTACTGTGGTAACTGGAACCACAGCTAGCCAAACTCCCGCTGTTGGAGTATCTTTGAATTATGCAAGGGAAGACCACACTCACGGTACTCCGGCAGCGGGAGCAGGAAGCAACTGGACGACTGTCAAGAACAGTGTTGGTGGGGCTGAGACTTTAACAATAGGTTCTGGATTTCAGTTTCTTTGTTGGAATAACTTTGTTAATAACAACATAATTAATAATAGTGGGGATATGGTGATTTTATGAGTACCTACACTGCAACAGAGCAAGCTACTCCGGCAACACCCTCTGCCGGACAACAAACAGTTTATCCCAAAGTAGGAGGTCAATATGTTATAGATTCTGGTGGGCTGGAGAAGCAAATAGTAGCAGGTCAAGGTTCTCCAAGTGGACCACTGATGCAATATCTTTATATTCAATTCGGGGGCATGTAAAACATGGCAAATAATTACGCAGCACCAATGGTTCAGACTCCGGTTATCGGAGTTGCCTCAGTTACGACGGCCCTAACAACAAGAACAAACATTACAGGCACTACAGGGCTTGTACAGCTTACTGTCTTAAACGCCACCCAACCAACCAAGGTTGATGCAATTGACGTGCAAGGTACTGCAACAGGGGCGGCTTGCCTTGTCTGGATATGGCTATACAACGGAACTACGTCATATCTCTGGAATGAAATTGTGATGAATGGAGCAACAGGTTCTACTACAGTCGCGGGCGATAATAAGACATTGCCGTTATATAACTTTATTGTTCCTGCAGGATGGCAACTTTATGCCAGTGCAACAGTAACGCAAAACATGAACGTATATGCTCGTGGAGGCCAGTTCTAAAATGGCTAGTTTTGACGGACAACCTGCCCTTCAAAAAATTATGCGGATGATGGGCAAGTCTGGTGATATTGACATCATCAGTCAAGACCCTTCTCCGTTTACGTTCGGTTCTTTTAGCTTACTTACATACAGTAATAATGCTAATAATATTTGGGTTATTGCCGGTAACCAACCTGTTATGGGTTATTGGAAGCATAACTTTGATTTTGATACTCTAGGTAACGTACAAGGAAGAAATGAAGCAGATGCTTGTTCGTTGTGGTTGCTAGGCGAAGATAATACGATGCGGTACTTCGGAGCACCTACAGGTCCGAGATTTTCAACACCAACATTCACTTTATACAAGACATTTAATTTATTGACAGGTGCCGAAACTTATGTTGGACCAGTCATACCGAGCCAGACAGTAGGTATTACAGGTACGACGACAAATAACTCAGCGCAGGCTGGCGCGATTGGCGAAGTCATCTCAGCTACCATTGCAACTCCTGGAACTTCTCTTACTACAGCAACTCCAGCTAACGTAATCACTACTCCATTCTTGGCTTTGACAGCAGGTGATTGGGATGTGTGGGGTGAGATATGTTTCTTGCCAGCAGCAACGACAAGCATTACGCAACTGGCTTTTGGTCTTAACTCTGTATCTGCAACGCTCCCAGCAGCTAACTCAGGGTTGGTACAAAACACTTTCACAGCATTTGTTCCTACCGCCATTCCTCAATGTGATAATGTAACAGCGCGCAGAGTTTCCTTATCTGGAGCAACGACATATTATTTAGTAGCGCAAGCAGCATTTACAGTAAGCACCCTATCGGCATTTGGTACACTTTACGCAAGACGCAGACGTTAATTAAAGGAGAAAAAGATGGCATCAAATAAAGCAATACGCATAGGCCCGATTCAGTTGGGCACGACAACTACTACCAACCTGTTCAATCCGCCTACGCTGACCGGCGGCGTGAATCCGCCCGCATTGAGCACGGCATCGTATGTCATCATCAGGCATATCCGAGTGACGAACAATACGGCTGGGGCATTGCAGTTTGCCACTTGGCTCGGAACAACGGGCACGAATGCAACGGCAGCGGCATTTGCGTTCCCCGGTATCGCGTCGGCAGGCACGCTGACGAACGGTGTGTCTGTGGCGGCCAACTCGTATGTCGATTGGTATGGCGCGGTTCGCATGGATACGGCGGATTTCTTGGTTGGGGGTGCATTAACTTCTGCTACCGGACTGACTCTGGAAATGGAAGGCGAGATTGGCGTAGCATAACAGGAGGCAGTATGAAAGAATCAATAGTACAATCTAGGCATTGGGATAATCCTGAAATAAAAGTCAGGATTGACCAAAAAGGAATCGAAGTAGAAATCTCACTGGAAGATTTTTGCAAAGCAGTAGTTGCAGAGATACCACATCCAGCGTTTACATTTACTCGTAAGAGTCTTGAAACGGATATTCTCGGAGCATTAGAGATTGTTCTTAACAAGACAAAAGAAGCGACCAACCACGCAGTACATTAAAGGAGTTTTGCTATGCAAACCAAGTTTGACCCTACAAAAAATCATGGCGTTATTTATAATCATCCCGCTGCTATGTTCGAACAAAACGGCATTTTATATGACGGTGTTGGCGAGCCTATTGAGCAAGCCAAGCCAAAGTCTACGACGCCTTACAAGCAGCCAGTGGCCAAAACTAAAATTGCTAAAAACGTAACGCCTGAAGATTTTCTAAGTGACATTCTTGATGGCGGGCCTGTAACCCAGGCCAATGTGAAAAAAGAATCCGAACTGCGCAAGCTAGATTGGTCTGACATACAAATGGCAGCCATTACAATGAACATTGAAAAGTTCAAGAAAGGCTCGACTAATATGTGGAAGTTGGCAGAGGAGCAAGCATAATGGTCTGGAAAATCGATGGTGCACAAGGCGCCGAGAGCAAAAAGATCGTTTGGGAAGCTGCGCCCTATTTGCGCGGCAAAGGACTTGACCTTGGCGCAGGAATGTTCAAGATCATCCCGCATGCTATCTCTGTAGATAGCGGGGATCATGCTGCTTTATTTGGCCATCACTTTGTCGCAGAGTTAAAGTTGAATTGCGAAAAACTGGATATTATCGCTTCGCAGTCCATGGATTATGTGTTTAGCAGCCATTTACTGGAGCATATCGAAGATCACAAAGCAGCCTTGAAAGAGTGGTGGCGCGTTATTAAGCAAGGCGGCAAACTCGTACTGTATCTGCCGCATGCTGACTTCTATCCGCGCATGGGTCAACCTGGCGCCAACCCGACACATCTGCATGACTTCCTGCCGCAAGATATTATTGACGCTATGAAGGAAATATCATCAGAAGCACATCAGTTTGATTTGATAGACTGCCAAGAACGGAACGAAGGCGAGGAGTATTCAATGTTCTTGGTATTCCGGAAGATCCAAGCTAAAAGCCCATCGTTTACTTACAAACTTGATAAGTTTAGCGGTCAAAAAAGCGCGCTTGTCTGTCGCTTTGGCGCATTTGGCGACCTGATGCAAGCATCTAGCGTGTTTGCTGGATTAAAGAAGCAAGGATACCATGTTACATTGATGACTAGCCTGCCTGGAGCTGATGTCGTGTCACAAGACCCACATATTGATTCAGTAATGTTGTTGGATGTCGATCAGATTCCTAATGCGAACCTCGGAGACTTTTGGCGCTACCAAGCCAAGAAGTTTGATAAATTCGTCAATCTGTCTGAGTCAGTCGAAGGCACATTCTTGGCTATGGGCGGACGTACTCCTCATGCATGGCCACCTGCGCTACGTCATAAGATGATGAACAAGAATTATGTCGAGTTCCAGCATGAGCTAGCTGGAGTGCCGCATGATCCGCAAGTCAAATTCTTTGCAACTGAAGACGAAAAGAAGTGGGCGAAAAAAGAGCGCGCTAAGATGGACGAGTTTGTCGTTATGTGGTCACTTGCAGGCTCCAGCGTACACAAAGCATGGGCTGGCCTTGATAACATCATGGCTGCTTTGCTTATACAATATCCTACTGTACATATTGTATTGGTAGGCGGGCCAGAGTGCGCAATGCTTGAAGCAGGATGGGAGAAGGAATCCCGTGTAACCAAGACATGCGGCAAATGGAGTATTCGTCAATCGTTGTCATTTATTACCGAGGCCAATTTACTAATAGGGCCCGAGACTGGAGTTATGAATGCTGCTGCGAATGAAGAAGTGCCGAAGATCTTGTTTTTATCTCATTCGACTAAAGAGAACCTATCACGTGATTGGGTTAACACAACATCCTTGTATGGTAAAGGAACTAAGTGCAAGGGACGTGGTGATGATGAAGCACCAGCATGCCACCAAATGCATTATGGGTTCGAGCACTGCACTAAAGACGAGGAGAGCGGTACGTCGCAGTGCCAAAAGGATATTTCGGTCGAGGAAGTTTTCTATCACGCGACATGCATCATTGACATAGGTGTGGAGAGGATGAGGGCTTAACATGGCGACTTCAGGCACATACAGTTTTACTTGCAATCGAGACCAGATCATCCGCGATGCAATGCTTAATATTGCAAAGCTAGATGAAATAGAAGGCCCGACACCTCAAGAAACAATTGATTGTGCCTTTAAGCTGAATATGCTGGTCAAGCAGTGGATGGGTACAAAAGACTTTGCGCCTGGACTTAAGGAGTGGACGCAACGTCGAGGCTTCCTTTACATGGATGGTCGCACTGGCAAGTATAGCCTTAGTCCGACATCTGTTGGATGGACTAACACGTTCAATAGCACCACTACAATGGCGTCAGTATCGTCTGGCTCTATTATTGCAGTTACATCATCTGCTAACATGACTGCAGGTGATAACATTGGACTTGACCTTGATATAGGGTATATTTACTGGTCTACCATTGCAATCGGCGGAATATCTGGCAATAACATAACTATTGCCGGCACTGTTCCGTCGTTGGCGTCTAAAAGCTCAATTGTTTATAGTTACACTACTGGCGCGCAGCAGCCATTAGAAGTGCGCACAGCATTTCTACGTGATTCGTTTTACAGTGATACGCCATTAAAATTGATGACTTCTAGCGAGTATGATTATTTGCCAAACAAGACTGATCCTAATAATCTTTCTGATCCAACTGCTATTTATTACGAATGGCAATTGGCGCAAGGTAATCTTTACGTCGATGTCGGTGGTGCTGCGGATTTGTCCAAGTATATTTGCTTGACATACTTGGAGGAGACCCAAGATTTTAATAATCCAGCAGATGCTCCAGAATATCCGCAAGAATGGTTTTTACCATTGACTCTGGGTTTAGCAAAGCAGATAGCGCCAATGTATCGTGCAGAGTGGACTCCGTTGCTGCAAGACAACTATACGACTGCGTTGGCAATAGCGCAGAAGAAAGGTGCAAACCGCGAAACGCTGTACTTCCAACCAGGGCTAGACTAATGCCGCTCACACCCCTTTCATTGTTCGGAACAAGCATCAAGTCGATATCTCCTGCCATGACAGCACAGAGACGCTTGAATTGCTTTTACATTCCAAGGGACGATGGTGATAAGAGTTCAATTGCGCTGATTGGTACCCCAGGATTACTTTTGTGGGCATCTTTGCCTACTTACCCCATACGAGGGTGGCGCGTGGTGGGCTCTACGCTCTACGTAGTCGCGGGTGCCGTATTCTATAAAGTGAGCACAGCAGGCACTATTACTGCCATCCCAGTCACATTCGGTACGGGCATACCACTAGGCACTAATAAAGTGAGTATGGTGGATAATGGCGTTCAGCTAGGCATTGTTGATCACATCAACCTGTACTGCTATACCATTACTACAGGCTCTTACCAACAGTCTAATTTGAATTCTGCTGAGGCATTCGGTATTGTTTCAGACTTCGCCACCCAGGGCGTTGCTGGCGCGACCACTATCACGTTCCTTAATGGCCGTTGCACTGCTGAGAAAGCTGGTTCACGTCAGGCTTATACGAGCGGTTCGTATGACATTACTGCATGGGGCGGAAACGCCACACACAGCGCCCTAATATTCTTCACAAAGGAAAATGCTGCTGATCTATTGGTGGCTGTCGAAGCATTTAATGGCACAATGATTTTATGGGGGGATTCGACGATTGAATACTGGCAAGACGTTGGTACTTCACCGTTGCCATATTCCCGTATTCAAGGCGCGACACAGACATATGGGTTAGCTGCTAAATCATCAAGGGCGGTGGTAGAAAACACATTGTTCTTCTTGGCCAAGAACCCGCAAGGTCATATTAAAGTGATGTCGATATCTAATGGATATGCCCCGCAACGCGTAAGTACCGACGACGTAGACGATTTCATAAATGACATGACTTCATTTACAGACGCGGCAGCTCTGACTTATGTCGCCTATGGGCATACGATGTATCAGCTGACCTTCCCCACTGACGGAAGAACCCTGTTGTATGACACGACGACAAAAGTCTGGCAAGAGGCGCAGACAGGGCTAGATTTGATTGGGCGTCATCAAGCTGAACTCGGCATTTCTTTTAATGGCCAGAATATCGCTGGTGATTATTCAAGTGGAAGTATGTACACGTTTGATGAATATACCTTCACTGATAATGGTGTGGCTATAAAGCGCCAAGTAGCGTCCAAACATATCCGTAACGGAGGCAATCCGCTCACCCTGTCAGAGCTTGTGCTTGATATAGAAACTGGTGTCGGATTGCAGGCTAGTCAGGGCAATGACCCGCAAATAGCCATGGAGCGCTCTAAGGATGGCGGTAGAACATACGGGCAACCCAGACTGACATCGATGGGCAAGGCTGGCCAGTATCTGTCCCCAAAAGTTCGCTGGCGCAGACTAGGCACGAGTGATGACCATGTGTTTCGCTTCACCGTGACCGACCCTGTAAAGTTTGTAGTTACTGGAGGCTCTGTATCATGAGCGCAAAACTCAGTCCACCCCCGTTTCAAAATGCAGTAGATGAGAACGGTAGTAAATTGTCTAGCTTGTGGAATGCTTGGATAAGCGCTTTGTACAGCTATGTTCAGACGGCTAATTCTATAATAACTGAGTCTGCGGCAGTAATATCAGCTAATTATTCGATAAATTCTGGTAACAATGGCGCTAGTGTCAGCCCAGTGACAATAGCAAGCGGCATGACTGTAACTGTCCCAACTGGGTCTATTTGGTTAATCTTGGTGTGAGGTCAAAATGTCAGTAGGAATTAGAGCAGGAGCGACAAGCGGGGCACTTCAAGTGAATGGGGTGGATGCAGTCACGTTCGACTCCACGGGCCTAACAGGAGGTACTGGTTCGATAACTGGGAACATAAATCCGACTTCTCTGAATTCAGGCCAACTCTCAGGCTTCCGTAATAAAATCATCAACGGCGACATGATGGTGTCGCAGGTGAATGCAAGCACTTCTGTCACGGTGACTGCCGCCGCTGCATTGAACTATACAATCGACCAATGGTACTCATACTGCACTGGCGCTAACGTAACTGCTCAGCGTGTCGCAGGAACGAGCAATGACAGGTATCGCTACCAATTCACGGGAGCGGCTTCTGTAACCGCAATAGGCTTCGCTCAACGTATCGAGCAAGCTAACGTGTACGACTTGGCGGGGCAGACGGCAATCGTCGGGGTTGACCTTTCAAACTCTTTGCTCACTACTGTCACATGGACATTGAATTATGCGAACAGTGCAGATACGTTCGGCACTCTTGCAAGTCCGACAGTAACGCAGATTGCTACAGGAGCATTCACGGTAAGCAATTCGCTGACTCGTTTCTACACTCCGGCAATAAGTATTCCGGCAGAGGCAACAACTGGTCTTGAATTAAAGTTGACAGTTGGGGCACAAACATCTGGGACTTGGGTAATTGGTAAGGTGCAACTCGAACAAGTATCCGCAGGGGCAACTTTAGGTACAGCGTTCGAGCATGTTCCTTATGAAACACAGCTCAGGTGGTGTCAGAGGTATGTACGACCTATTTCTACACAAGGCAATGGACAATTTGTGGGGCAAGCATTTAATGCTACTGGTGCAAATTGGGTTACTTTTGGAGTACCGATGCGCGGGGCGGTTACTTTGTCGCAAACTACAGGAGCGTATACAACAAATGCCGCTGGTGCTAATCAAGCTATCACTACATTAGTAGTGCAGCCGGGGGGTCAAGCAGGTGACATTTGGCTAAATACTACAACCGCGACGGGGTTAGTTGCAGGAAATGCTACTGTTTTACAGCCCGCAACAGGTACTTGCATCTTGTCACAAATGTAATCATGGCATCCTTCTTCTACCCCCTGTACGCAATCGCAAGTCTGCTAGTGACCATCTCGGCATTCTTTCTCGCGCCTATACTTCCGATATTTGCAAACGACAAAGGAATGCTCCCTTCTTGGCTGTCTTGGTATCAGATGCCAGACAATCCATTATGGGGAGACAACTTATGGGCAATAGACAATCCTTCCTATAGCAAGTATCGCTTGGCTATGACTTACCAATGGAGGAATCCCGCCTTATGCTTGTCCCGCTTCTCCGTCTTTTGTGTTAACTATAAATCAAGTAAGCGCAGACTAAATGTTAAAGCTACATACAATAGAATTTGATGTTAAACCTTTATTAAAGGTAATTGAGGACAACCCACAGCTATGGAACCAGCATACATCGCGCACAAAGTCTCTTGACTCGCCACATCGCGATATGTCGGACATTTGGGTTAGATACAATGATCCCAAAAATTTTACAGGAGATCGTCTAGCATTCAATGAGCCACATGAGTCAGTATGGTATCCATCAGCCGCCATACCTTATGTCAAGGATATTGTATATGATATAATGTGCAGGGTTAAAGGTGAACGTCTTGGGGGCATATTAATTACTAAATTACCAGCGGGTAGGCAATGTTATCCGCATATAGACGGAGGTTGGCATGCCAAATATTATGATAAATATGCTGTTCAATTAGCCGGGCATCCACTTCAATCATTTAATGTCGGGAACGAAAAATTAGTGACGAAGGCTGGAGATGTGTTTCAATTTGAGAATGATGTAATTCATTGGGTAGAAAATAACAGCCCTGAAGACAGAATTACCCTTATAGTTTGCATTAGGAGCGATCGTGGATAAAGTTGAAATCAAGACACTGCATCATTTTTCCAATGGAGTTTATGCAAAGGAAATGCATATTCCTATGAATCATCATGCTCAAACACATAAGCACTCTTATGACCACATGAGCATTTTAGCTAAAGGTAAAGTTGGAATATTTGTAAATGAGAATCCGGAAGTAATTTATGAAGCTCCTGCTTGTATTGAAATTAAAGCTGGTATATCTCATACAATCAATGCTTATGAAGCCGCAGTCTGGTTTTGCATTCATAAGACAACAGAAACTGATGAGAAAAAAGTAGATTCAATACTGATTGAAAAGAACGGAGAATAATATGCCATTTGGATACGTAGCAGCGGGGATCGTGGTCGCAAACGTAGTAAGTTCAGCCACTGGGGGAAGCGGCAGCGGTATTTATGACATTACAGGAAGCAAAGACCTTGCTAAAATCGGTAATATTTATGCTGCTGGCGTTGGCATTTACACCGGATTAAGCGCAATGGGTGTATTTAATGCGTCTTCTGGGATGCTTACGGAAGCTGATGCAGCATCTCTAGCTAATTCTGGTATGAGCGATCAAGCTATGACCACAGTTGCGCAGAACGTGGCAAACGGCTCTATGTCGTCAGCACAGGCAGGAGCATTTTCATCTCAAGTAGCCGCTGGGCAAATATCTTCTGAAGCAGCTACTTCAATTGCCACTGATATCAATAGTGGCGCTGTGTCGGCCAACGATGCTATTCAAATATCCTCCCAAGCCAATGTGATAAAAGCTGGTGGTACGCCCACAGGACTTGGTGATAAGGCACTGGCGTATATGAAAACTGCGCAAGGTATAAATACTATCGCTAGTATACTTACTACAGGCGCGGGAGCAGCATACTCATCTGGCGTCTCTGGGCAGATAGGTCAAACCGCAATGACGGGGGCACAAAAAGCTGCGGACATTGTAGCCACTGCCGACCTACAAGCCGCAGCACAACAATCCCAAGCAGCGAAGGACGCTTCTGCGCAGCAAATAGCTGGCGGGCAGGCTGCTAAAACTGATATATCCGGCGCTGCTACACAGCAAACGGCGCTTGCACAACCATACATGTCTGCTGGCACTTCTGCATTGTCGCGGTTATCAGAAGGACTAAAAACTGGCGGTGAATTTAATCAGCCATTCAAAATGGAAGAGTCTCCGCAATATAAATTTGCGCTTGAGCAAGGGATGCAGGCTATTGAAGGTAAAGCTGCTAAAGGTGGGACGCAACTATCCTCAGGAAACTTGGCTGCAATGACGGGATATGCGGTAGGTGAAGCAGGCCAATTCGAGCAGCAAGCATTTAGTCAATGGTTAGCCAGCAAGAATTTGGATATCGGCACATTGCAGAACATGGTTCGGACTGGCCAAGTGTCTTCACAGCAACTAGCGCAAGAGTTAGGCCAAGCAGGCGTCAGCCAGGCAACCATCGATCAATATATTGGCAATGTTGGAGCTGCAGGGACAGTAGGCGCAGCAGCAGCAACTGCCAAAGGGATTACAGGCGCAGCAGAGGCACAAGCTGCAGGCACTGCTGGAGTGACCAAAGCCCAGACTGATATGATGCAACAACAGGGCGCGATAAGAGGCGGCGCTGGAACTGATATTCTTGGTAAGATTCCTTCTGTAATTCAAGGATTAAGCAGTAGTACTCCCGCTAGTACACCCCAAGCACCAGGAACAACACCAATGTCTAACTTACCAGCGCCAGGAACTATGAACACAACTCCGATGAGCGCGGGTGTTGTAGATTCTAGCGGCGGATTTGATGCGTTTGGCAACCCGATAGGCGGTGTTACAGACAATACCGGTAATTACTCAGGATAATAAGTTAAGGAGAAGAAAATGGCTGGAGAACAAATAGCAATGGAAGCGCCTTTGGCTGCTGTAAACCCTCAAATAGCAATGGCTTCCACGCAACCAAATCCAGATATTGCACGGAACTTTCAACTTCCTGCGAAAGTCGATATTGAAGGGGGTCAGGCGCACGCAGCAGAAGCAATGCAGCGTACAGGAGAGGCAAAAGCCAAAACTAATCTGCTTCAGGAAGACGAAACTGACCGCATGATTATCAAGCAAATCAAACAAGTCGATCCTGACGCTAACACTTCCACCGTAGAAGGAATGAAAAAATTACTTGGCCATGCTAAAGGCAGCGGATTAAGCGATACAGCAATTACTCGTATTAATAAAGCACTTGGCGATAAGACTACAGCTGATTTAGATTATAAAAATGTTTTAATGAAAGGATCTTTAGAAACTCTTGATCTTGGGCATAAAGAAGTTCAGTGGACTAATGAAAATTTGGTACGGCCAATGGTAGAGGCACGCCGCAGTAAATATGCCGAAACTCAAGATGACAAGCAAGCTGACTTAGCATTTGAAACTGCTAAATCTGCTTCAATAGAACTAGCTGCTCAGCTTAAAAATCCTGATGGTACGCCAAAATTTACAGATGCGCATATAGCCAAAATGAAAGCTGCTACATATGACGAAGTAGCGCATAACTATAATGTCACGGATGTCGCTGCGCAGCATATGAAAGAAGCTTTAGCTAATAAACAAGCGCAAGCCAAGATTGAATTGGAGCAAGCACAAGCAATGGCTGCGAGTGGGCGTGCTGAACGTGAATTGGCGCAAGCTGAAAAATTGAGTCGTGATGAAGGTGGCGGTAAACCTGAATTGAAGACGCTTAATGTCGATGGCAAGCCAGCATCTGTCAATTATAAGGGGGGCAAGATCTTTGGGTTAGATGGTAAGGAAATAGCGCCAGAGCGTGTCACGCCAGTAGAAGGCAGAAGCTCTTCATTGATAACAGGTCGATACAACCCGCGCACTATTTCGGCTGCAAAAGACGTACTAAATGCACTTCACACTATTAATGAGTCGCCATTTCAAACTGAAGGCATATTCGGCTCAAATAAACATAGCGATAGCATACTTGGCGATGTTTCCAAGTATGCGTCAAAAGTACTAACTACTGATAGCGCCCAGCGCTTTAGCACTGTGCAACTAGACTTAAATCGCGCGCTTGGTATAACACTTGAGATGGGCGGTAAAACGAGCGAGGCAGAGTCTAAGCAACTTTCCGGTTATAGTATTGCTGCCGGCGATACTGTAGGCGCTGCACAAATGAAGATTGCTGGATCTGCCCAAGTCGTACGAAATGCACTTGAGTCAATGGAGACCACTAATTTACCTGCTAGCCAAAGAAAAGAAGTTGATAAGCTACTCGACGAACTTAAACAGTTCCCGACGCAGCGTGAGCTCCAGGCCAAGTACTACGAGGGCGCCAAGAAACCAGCGCTTGGTATTACGCCAGCCAAGAAGGCCGAAGGCGGCACGTATGAACAACCCATTGCAGCTGCTTTGGGCCCAGTAGAATCGCATGATAACTTGCCTGACCCGTCAAAATATACAGGCAAAATAGCAACAGATGAGGATACAAAAGAACAATTTAAATCTGATGGCAAGAAGTGGGTGCCAATACCAGGCGCAAAGAAAGCAAAGCCTACTCAAGGCACTGCAGATAGCATAGAGTCAATTAGGTCGGCATTTATAAAGGGCGATATAAGTGAAGACGAAGCACATAGCCGCTTAGTTGCGCTTAATACAGAGGCAGGCAAAGGAACCGCATAATGGCAGCCCCTTGGAAAATGGATGATGCGCAAACATCTGACACGCCAGTTTTTACCATGAATAGCTCAGATGCTCATATAGGAATGGAACATAAAGAGTCATACAGCCAATTTGGAGAAGGCACAGAGGCATACCCTGGCGGACCTACCATTGCAGAAGCACGCCGCGCAAAGACATTTGAGATATTAGTTGATGCGGCAAGTCTTATTGCGCCAGTGGGGCGCGCTGGTATGGGTGCGATATTAGCTAGCGAACCATCAGAGGTTGAAGCAGCAATAAAAGCGCCATCTGTTAACTGGATTGAGCAAGTTGTTAAAGATTTGCTTCCACATAATTCTAAAGCTTTTACTGCAACAGAGGGAATGACAGAAAGGCAAAAAGAAGCTCTAAAACTTTATATGCACGCACCTGCGCCATTTCAACCAAGAATAAAACAGCAAAAAGCTGCGCTTGAGCATGCAGTTAACCAAGGTCATTTTACAAAAGAGCAAGCAGCTAATGTTAATGATTTGCGCAGCAGCTTAAATACCGCGCTATCTACTGAATTAAAATTACCTGGCCCAATATATCGTGGGCTTTCTGAATATCATCCTGATATGAAAATTGGCGATATTATTGGTGGAGATTCACCTGCATCATTTGGGCATCACCCAGCTTCTGTAGTTGAAAATTTTCAGTCTTCACCTGAATATATTAGGAAAGTTTCTGCAACACCAGATGTTATGCTGCAAGTTCCGGCAAACTCACTTGTGCGTGGAGTAGTTCCGAATAAAGATATTTCAGGAAAATATGCGGCAGAGAGTGAAGTGCTTTTGCACCCAGATAATAAGTTAGTTATCCAGAATATTGAAGATAAAGATAACAGAAAAATAGTCACTGCTATGCCCGTTAAAAACTCAAATGCTCAAAATGTTAAACTTTGGTCATTAGCGCCTAGCATAGCTTTAAGTCCATCAGTAGCGAGCACTAATACACTAATAGAAAGCTGGAAGAAGGAGAAAGAATAATGGCGTTTACAATCTCAGACGATTTAGAAGCAGAGTTGAAAATCCCGCCAGAGGTGCAACAAGGACGTGATGCTATTGCTGCGGACCAAATACGGCGTGAAGTAGTTAATCCTGATATTAATGAGGAGACTGGGAAGCCTGTTACACTGTCAAAAGATCTTCTTAAAATAAAACCTGCTAAATTTACTATTACAGACGATCCTGCAGATGCAAAACATGATGCATCTGAGTATGAAGCGCCGCCTATTAAGTCATTAAAGCGGCGCATCGGGCGCAATGTGCGCGGCGCCATCGAGGCAGGGCTTACCATGGCTACTGGCGCTTTAGGCGGCATCGCAGGACTTGGCGGCGAAGCGTATCAACTTGCCCGCCATGAAGCAACGACGCCTCGCCGTGCCGAGAAGTTAATGGAACCTGGCGCTGTGAAAGAGACTATCCAGCAAGCAATGACATACCAGCCCCGCACTGAAAAGGGCAAGGAATACGTACAAGATATTGCCACGCCTGAATCGCTTCTTAATCCTTTGACCTATGTCAAGGCGCTAAGCGACGTTGGTGAAAGCATCAAAGATCAAGTCGATTCTCCTGAAGCCAAAGCCGCAGTAGACTTGACGCTAAATGCGGCATCTATGGCATTGCCTAAAGTAGCTGGCGCCATAACTAGCGCGCCAAAATATCTTATGTCAGGCAGCGAAACAGCGCGCAAGACCGCGCGCGAGAATATCGCTGCATTCAAAAAAGAAGGCATTACGCCATCTCTTGGCCAAGTGTCTGCAGGCGGAGCAACTAAAGGCGCTGGCGGCAGTGAAGCACTAGTTGCGGAAGAAGCGCCAAAGATCGCCGCGCAAGCTACTAAGCTTGCAGATAAGTTAAGCCCAATTACTACATCTGAAGAAGCAGGCAATGTCATACATGAAGCAATTATGGGCAAGCCTGTAACCGAGACTCTTACGCCAAAACGTAAAGCCATTGAATCTCCAACTGGTGAGCGTATCGGCGGATGGGAGCAAGATGTTAATGAACGTGAAAGTATATTGCATGATACTTGGAAGAAAATGGTAGGTGAGGATGCTAAGGTCTATCTAAAGTCTACATTGCTGGCGCTTAAAGAAATGACAACGCCAACTGCTGGCGCAGAAGCTACGACTTCCGGATTGCTAAACACAAAGATCATGGATATTCGCCGCAGAATGGTAGATGACACAGGCAAGCCAAGGTCAATGCCGCTTAATGCCATTGAAGACGTGCGCTCGCTTATCGGTGAACTGACTGACCCTACAATGGAAGTTACTATATCAAAAGGCCAAGCTAATAAATTATATGGCGCCATTAAATCAGATGTTGGCGAAATGGTTGCTAGTAAAGGAGATAAAGTCAAGGCCGCTTATAATGACGCATTCGAATATTCACGCAAGAAGCACGAAATCGTCAGTAGTTTAATGGAGCCATTGCGCACGGCCAAGATTCCTGAGCAAGCATTTACTTTTGCTACGGCTGGCACTCCTGAAGGTGCTAGCCAACTTCGCACTTTGTTCCAGGGAAAAGGTGAAGGAGTTTCAAAAGTAAGCGGTCTAAATAAAGCTGAGCAAGATGTTGTACGTTCTGTTATGTTCAGAAAGTTAGGAGGCGCAGATGCCGGTGAGTTTAGCCCAACCAAGTTCCTTGCTAACTGGAATAACATGCATAATGACGCAAAGGAAGTTCTTTTCGGCGCTCCGGGTTCTGCGCTGCGTAATCATTTAGACGCCTTAAATACGGTTATGCTTAAGTCTAAGAGTACTGCGACAACAATTTATGAATTACGTAACTATGCCGCAGATCATGGCATGATTGGCTCAGCAACTGCGCTAGCTGTATTATCTGGCCGACATGGAATGGCTTCTATTTTGCTTTCAGGACTTGGCGCTGGGGCTGTAGCAGGTCGGCTAATACAGCGCCCATTCTTTGTCAAGTGGCTGACTTCTGCCTCGAATAAAAAGCCGGCAAGCATAGTTCCAATGCTTGGCATGTTGGCGCAAAAAGCCGCAACATTGCCACCTAATGACCAACAAGACGTAAAAGAATATCTTGCCAATATACAAAGCATCACAGCACCAGGAGGAAAACAATAATGGCAAAACTGCTGATAGTCGACACTGATAATGTGGGCTTATCGCTTGCTTGGCGTTCTGCACAGGCAGGGCATGAAGTGCGCTGGTACGTCAAACCGAAGAAATGTAATCATCCCGATACCGGCCGCGGATTCAAGGGCGTGACTAAAGTAGAAAACTTTGTGCCGTCAATGATGTGGGCAGACCTTGTCATTTGTACTAGCAATGATGATTATCTTGATCGCCTGGACTTCTTCAAGAAAAAAGGCGCTAATGTCTTTGCGCCGACCACTGCTTCTGCAAACTTAGAGATCAGCCGTAAAGACGGTATGGAGCTGATGGAAAAGTGTGGTATCGAGACCGCGCCATACAAGACATTCAAGCGTATGGAAGACGCGGAAGCCCATGTCAAGAAGACAGAAGAGCGGTTCGTGTTCAAGACGCTTGGCGATAACGAAGACAAGGCGTTGACCTATGTTTCCAAGAATGCGGCAGATATGCTCGAATGGATGAAGAGGATCCGCGAGTCTGGCGCCGTGCCAAAAGGCGATGTTATGCTGCAGACATTTATTGATGGCATAGAGTTTGGTGTTTCCAGGTTCATGGGCCAAGATGGATTCGTCGGTCAATGGAATGAGTCATTCGAGCATAAGAAGCATATGAGCGGCAATCACGGTTGCAATACAGGTGAAATGGGTACCATTGCCGCCTTTACCAAAGACTCCAAGATAGGCAAAGATACGCTGGCTAAGTGCGAAGCAGAACTTGTTAAGCTCGGCCATCTTGGCGATGTAGCCATTGGGTTCATGATCGAGAAGGCGACTGGCAAGCCATATCCGACTGAATGGACATGCCGCTTTGGCTGGCCTATCGAGAATATGATGATCGCCGCGACCAAAGGAGACCCTATACAGTGGATGATAGACGCCAAGAACGGAAAAGATACGACATCATTCAGTGAGGATATTGGATGCTGCCTGGTATTGACACATGGTGACTTCCCGCATGGTAATAAAGACCGCCAGGATGTGACAGGCGTGCCTATTTACGGCGTAACTAAGGGCAATAAAAAGTACTTGCACCCGCAAGGCGTGAAGATTGATATAATGCATGATATGGAAGGCGACAAGATCGTCGAGCGGCCATTATGGAATTCTGCCGGAGATTATCTTGCGGTTGTGACAGGCTTTGGAAATTGCGTTAAACAAGCAGCAGAACGGACTTACAAGACTGCCAAACAATTGCACGTGTCTAATATGCAGCTACGCGATGATGTTGGCGAAGGCATGGAAGAGCAATTGCCAGAACTGCATAAGTTCGGCTATGCAACGCACTTCACTTACGATGGCAAAGGAGACAGGAAATGAGCAACTACCTTGCGCCGACATTCGGCGTTGGATACCAAGGTTTTAATGCGCAAGGCTTACCGCTTGCCGGCGGTAAACTTTACACCTACCAAGGCGGCAGCACCAGCACTAACCAGGCTACTTACGCTACCAGCGATACTAGCACCCCTAATGCCAATCCTATAATCCTGGATTCTTCTGGCCGACCAACTACTGAAGTCTGGCTGCTTCCGCTGCTTAATTACAAATTTGTATTGACTGACTCATTAGGCAGCGCCCTTGGTTCTTGGGACTATGTAGCCGGCATTAATAGCGTGGCCGCCGCTACTCCGGTAGAGTGGACAGCTTCGGGACTTGCGCCAACATATGTGTCGTCTAACGTGTTCACAGTTCCAGGCAACCAGACTACGCTGCTCCCTATAAATAGGCGTGTCCAATATTTCTTGGCAGGCGTTCCATATTATGGATATATCTCAAACTCAGTCTATACGTCTGTTACCACAATCACTGTAGTGCCAGATTCTGTGGCAGTCGACGCCACGATAAGCGCAGTATCTTACGCCTTCCTGAACTCTGTCAATCCAAGCGTACCACAGCAATTGCTGGTAGCCGTAGCTTCGCAGACCCACGCAGCTGGCGCCGCCACCCCCGCCGACGCGGATGAATTAAATCTGACGCAAAGCCCTTCTTGGACGCTGAAGAAGTTTACGTGGGCGACACTGAAGTCGACGTTGCTTACATACTTCAGTGCGCTGACAGGAACTTGGGCGATTAGCATTACCGGGAATGCAGCGACAGCCACTAATGCAGCGACAGCCACTAATGCAGCGACAGCCACTAATGCAACTTACACAACCGGTAGGTCTACAGTAGCATCAGCAACCACGCCGGACATTTTTGCATTTACAGTTAAAGGAACTATTGATTACACCGGAACTGTTCTATGCACAGGTTTTGTGGCTGCACCGGAAGATGGGGCAAAAAGAACCTTAATATGCGCTAGTGCATGCTCATTCACAACTAGCGCAAATCTTCAAATAGAAGGTGTACCAAGCGGTACAACCATTACTATGGCGGCAAATGCCGAGGTAAATGTGGTTGCGATCAACTCTACCATATTCAAGATGACTTATAGTTTGTCTGGGACGTTTACGGCTACAGGGACTGGGTTTACAGCCGGGGTTACAGGAACAGCTTATTATAAGGCTGAAAACGGTTTGGTTACATTACATTTACCTAGTTTAGGCGGAACTTCAAATGCCGCTACTTTTACTATTACTGGATTACCTGCCGCCGCAGGTACATCTAATTCTGGTTTGTATTGGACACGTTGTATTGACAATGGCGGTTTAACTTTTGCAGAAGTTTTAATAAGTGGTGTCACAATCACTTTAACCAGAGTCTCCGCAGTCCCTGTTGAAACAGTATGGACAGCATCTGGAGCAAAATCATTTGGTTATGGGGGAAGTTATACAACAATTGTGTATAACTCATTCTAGAACCTCGCACTTATACCCAACTGATGATTATGAAAATCCTCTCTAAACTCGAAACCAATACTCACGTACTGAAAACCGTGCCGCCACTCTTTACGAAGCGCATAGGAGAGCCTAACATGCGCCAATGCCATTCCAGCAAAGTAACGATTGACTTGCAAAACACTGGGGTGTTCGCCGAGGGCAAATGTAGAGGTGCATTCACGAAATTTATTAGGATGCTTTGCTATGTTTCGTGTCTGAAGCCAGTCAATAGCATCAAGAAAAAAATAACTTCCTTCACGATATGTGTCCTGACGTGTCCATTCATCAGCAAAACAGGATGTTGATATGATAAGTAAAGCAAGAAATGTTTTCACAGTTAGCTCCTTAATAATCATTATATATTATATCGCTTTATAGAGAAAAGTAAACCATATGTTTACCAAGGTACTAACGGCAATGTTGTTGATCGCTTTGGTTGTAATGATGGTGCTTTGTGGTTTTTACGGTTGGATGCATGATGAACTTCAAATTAAAAGAGTGTTAAAATGACAGAAAAAAGAGAAGCGGAACGCACTGCCGAATACGACGCGCTATTTCACATCGTTCGGGAAATGACCGCGAAGATCTCCGACCATATGGTAGAAGAGGAGCGCAATCGGGCAAAGGATATGGCTACCATAACGGAAGCCCTGCGCCCTATGTACGATATAATGGACTCCCTTCCAAGGGATGAACGAGGGCTTCCGTCGCCATACCTTCATCGCGCTCAGCATGAAGGGCTTAGTGCATCTAAAGGAAATTCAAGGCTGTTCAAAAACGAAATAATAAAGAAAACGGGCGAGTATGCAGTCCTGGCAGTAATCGTACTATTGGCATCAGGTAATTGGGAGCATATTTTAAAGAAGCTTATTGGGTGACGGAGGTTTCATATGTGGCTCTTTGAACAATGTACCGGAAAACTGCGCGATCCTACAGGCGCTATCATAGCCGCAGGTTATGCAGGCGGCAATTGTGGCAAGAATCCTGAAGGCGTTAATAATCCCGCTATGCAAGCTATCAAATCTGTTGGCCCTTTGCCTGCCGGTATTTACACCATGGAAGAAGTGCTAGAACAATCACATTTAGGTCCATTCGCCATACGCTTAGTTCCTGATGCGGCTAATGTAATGTGCGGCCGCAGCGGGTTTTTCATTCACGGGGATACGACGCCGTCAGGCAACGCATCAGAGGGCTGTATCATCATGCCAAGAGCGGTCCGCGAAGCCATGTGGGCTTCTGCTGACCATCGAATCGCAGTGTTAAAGGAGGCTTTATAATGGACTGGAAAGACATAGCAAAAGATGTTGCAAAAGTAGCGCCAGCTTTGGGCGGTGTATTAGGCGGGCCTGCCGGCGCAGGGCTTGGCGGGCTGATCGCTGCAGCTTTGGGATGCGGTCAGACGCCGTCCGAAGTACAGCAAGCCCTTCTGACCAATCCTGACGCCGCAGTAAAGCTTAAAGAGATCGAAGCACAAGTACAGCTGGCGCAAATCTCTGCCGCTTCGGCCCAGGTCATAGCGGTCAACCAAACTTTACAGGCCGATGCGCGCGGGGATACATATTGGCAGAAAAGCCATCATGCGTTCGAATCAACATTTGCATTGTTGATCGTGGCTTCCATCTATATCCTATTGCCTGTTCTCAAGATACCTGTGCCGCTTGTAGACCCAATGGTTTGGATGATGATCGGCGGCATATTGGGCGTAACGGCCTGGCAGCATGGCGAAGTCAATAAAAAGATAGCCGATCAAGCTTAGCGCTCACCAAACTTATCACGGCCAAGCACTTCAACTATAATCCAGAAGAAAATATAAATGGCGTATGCTTGAAGTATTGTTGCTATTATAAAAAACTGGATAAGTTTGGCCAACATATTTTTGATCCTTTCAATAATCATATTGTAGTTTTTCCCATTTGCGTCCTGCCCGTAGCCAAAGGTCTTTAGGCAACGGATCTATATGCTCTTCCAGGAAGACAATACGGTTGCATGATGTGTTCAACAGCAGCTTTAGGCATGGCCGGCAAGGGCTAATAGTGGTAAATACTGATTTTATAGTCCATGGATCTCGGCACTGAAGTATCATGTTCTGCTCTGCATGGACTGCAAGACATGAGTCTTGGCCTGGCGGTAATTCAAATCCTTTGCATGTATTTTTATTATCGCAGTGCTTTATGCCATGCGGGACTCCATTATAGCCAATGCTAAGCACATACCCTCTGGCGTCTACTGCTACAGCACCAACGCTTCTTCGTATACAAGTTGCGCGGGTAGCTGCAATTCTAGCTAATGTCATAAAATACTGATCTTTAGTTGGTCTCATTCTTTCACCTCATGATCGAATATTGGAAATGGCCCAAGTCCCACAGCCGCGTCGTGGTTTGGCGCTACCCAGCCTGCCGGCTTTACAATATCCAGCTTAGACCCACGCTTTGACTGTGACGCATTCTCGACCCGTATCTTGGCCATATTGGCGCGCTGTACTTCATGCCACAACATAGGCCACGGAAGTCCCATCATCAATGCAGTACCATGCACTACATAGATTAAATCTACAAGCGCGTCAGCTGCTTCATGCATGTCACCCTTTGTATGTCCGTCTTCGAACTCGTTCAGCTCTTCCTGCATGAATTTCAGACGAAACTGGAATGCATCTTCCAGCAAGAAGGACGGCTCTTTTGCCATAGGTATCTCGAACTTCTGATGGAATGCCAGTACATCATTACGCTCTTTGAATGCGCCTACCATCGGGCGTACCATGGCTACTGGTTGCACGCCATTTCCATCACTAGTTCTGTCTTGCATTTCATTCAGCGCTGCTTCAACATCTTCTGCCAACTCGATGTCAGTCTTGTTAGTGTTGATTAGCACTGTCAATATTTTTTGCATGATTTTTCTCCTATACGTTAAGCGGCGCTGAAACTGCCGCATGTGAAATGTAGTTTACCAGCTTTGCCTGCTCTGGTTTAAAGTTGAAGATTGTCGCTGCTGCATCAAGCTCCAGCTTCGGCCCTTTGATCTCTTCCCTTTCCAGCACTTCTCGCACTTGATCCTGGTGATTCAAATAGATGTGCGTATCGCCAAGGAAGAAAGTCAAGAAGCCACTGTTAAGGCCTAAGGATTGCGCCAAGAGACGCTGCAGAAGCGCATAGCTCGCTATGTCGAACGGCAAGCCTAAGAAGAGGTCTACAGAGCGCATATATACGGCCAGATCGAGCCTTTGGTTGTCTCCGATGAACGCCTGGAAGAACATATGACAAGGCGGCAGGCACATCTGACTTAGCTCCCCTGGGTTCCATGCAGTCACGATGTGGCGCCTTCCGTGCGGCTCTTTGCTCAGGCCTTCTACAAGATTGACAAGTTGGTCTACGTACTGCGCATGCTTTATTGTTTGCACATCCAGCAACTTAAAACCGTAGCGCGATTTAGCATTCTTTCGGCCTGTCCAAAGGTCACAAAAATTCTTCCCATCTATAGCTTGCTCCGCACAAAACTGATGCGGGTTTGTAAAGCTGAAAACCTCACCGTCTTCGCGCTCAACAGTATATTTAGTGCAGTCTTTTTTCGGGTGGTTATCTTCAGCAGACACCCAGGCACAATGCTCTGGCCCGTAACGGAATCCATCCCCTCGTGTATCTTTATCTAGCTGGTAAGCGTGGCTGTCAGCAGCGAGAATAGCCTCTGACCAACCTGGCAGCTTTACAGCGTCTTCTGCAAAGGCCTCAAACTCAAGCCAGCGATTATGTACAAAAACGCCGCGAGCTCCATAGTAGGAATAGTTGCGACTATTCAAATTATAACACCGCGCCATCATTCCTTGCCATGTCTTGCCTAGTGGGTGGCTTGCTGAACCGCTGCCATTAGCGATGTTCAAAAATGTTAGCGCTATACCCTCTCGCAATTTAGGCCTTGGCTGTTCACGCACTTGAGGCACAGGCCACTTGCGCCACATGTTCCCATAAATTCTGCCCAGGTCTCCTTCAAATCGTGCAAATGGCAGCCAATAAGGGGAGTTGCCGTTGCCGTCCCAAATAGTGCAACCCATTTTGTGGAAGTCTTCCAGGTTGTCATAACCTTGGAGAAAACAGGCTAGCTCGGCCTTTACCTGTTCGAATCCCAGTTTCTTCAATGTTACAGCCGGGAACGTCGTGTGATTATCGAACACCAGCTGTTCGCCGAATAAAGCATACGTACCTACGCCTGTGCGGTCCTGGCGCAGCTCCCCGAATTGCATAGTCTTTTCTAAAATCCTGCGCCATTGTTCCATCCAGTTCTCCTTATAAGTAACCAACGATTACGCCAACTGGTGGCACAAATATACCGATAATGCGAAGCGCAAGCAAGCCAACGTGGCCTGCTAAGTCTTCTGTTGCTAGCTTATAAATGTTATCTCCATAGCCAAACAGAGCAGCTGTTAAAATGCACATTATCAGCAGCAGCCCAATTATATTACTCCAGTCATCTGATTTCATTTTGTCTCTCCTTTATTTTTAGCCGTAGCCGCCACCGCTGCCGCTGCCGCTGCCGTCGCCGTCGCCGTAGCCGTAGCCGCTGCCGTCGCCGTTGCCGTAGCCGTAGCCTATGCCTATGCCTATGCCTATGCCTATGCCTATGCCTATGCCTGCCATACTTTCACACTCGCAATAGACGCTTGCGCCTTGGTTGTACAGTCCAGCAATTCAATCGCGTTCAACAATTCAGCACGATTTACCTCGCAAGGGAATTTACAGGCATTCGGCTTTGAGAATCCATCCGTAGCCGCTTGAGATAGGCTGGCAGCGCCCTCCCAATACCAGAGACGTCGAGCCTTACGCAGGACAACCTCTTGTCCATTTCTAGACTCAAGATAGCCGGCAAAAACTCCTGCTGACTGGGTTCTGCAAATAATATACTTCATGCCATTAAGCTCTGGCGCTTTATTGCTGACTGAATCAGCGCGAACATACTTTACTTCGTCAATCATAATACTTTCAGGTTTACTCATTTTACTCTTTCCTTTCTTGAGCAGCTACAAAAAAGCCTGCATAGTTGATAATGTCCAAAGCCGTATCTCGTAAGCCTTCGAAGCTAGCAGCTTCAGGCTTCTTGGCTAGCGAGATGAAGCGCTGCGACTTCGTATGCAACATCTGCGCATATGATACGGCGCCAAATGGAAAGTACGGCGAGCGATCTACTTTATGTATGTCTTTATGGCCCATTCCTTGGTTATAGTCCTGACTTTTACGCACGCATAACAATGCCGCTTCTGCTAACGCCCCAGGATGCCCGCCTCGAGAAGCAAGTTCAGTCAACAACACTACTGAATCAATAGTGCTTAACTGCCCGGCCAAGAGCGCTGTAACACGCATTTCGGCCTCTGCGCAGTCCATATTTGCTAATCTCTTAAGCCTGAGTTGTTTTTCTGACAACCATATACATGATCCAACAGGATACTGCCTTTCGTTATTGGTAGTAGTTAGGCGGCACTCTACCCCGTCATTTTGACTAGCAAGCTGAACGACAAGCCCCTCAACAGGGATTGCCATCCGATAGCGGTCGTATATAATGACTTCAGAATCTACTTTGAACTGCCCACTATGATAGGCATTCATTACTTCTTCGCTCCTTTCTTCGGTGCAACCTTGGTCTTGGCCTTAGTTGCTGTTTTCGGTGTCGCAGCGGCCTTTGTAGCAGCCTTAGGCGCAGCTTTTTCTGCTGCTTTAGGCTTCGCTGCCACTGCATCCTTTGGCAATTTGCCTTCTTGCTTCAACTTGTTGCGATACCAGGACACAGATGAAGTCGATGTATTGGCGCCAGGGAATTGTTTCTTGGCGGCAGCAATGACTTCTTCATTTGACTTGCCATTGATGATAAGATCCATACAGAACGCGCCGATACCTGGCTTCTTTGCTCCTGCAGGCTTATCGCCATTTGCTGCTGCAGAACGCTTGCCAGATGCTTCTGCCGCATTGGCCTTATTCTTTGACTGTTCGCCGGTCAATGCCTTGGCTTTGGATTGCAGGTCTTCGATCTTGCCGATAAGGCTTTCTTTGCCGGCTTTGGTATCTTTGACAGAATTGACTGTTGGCAGCTTAAGTGCTGTTGCCAAGTCGTTGTGCAGTTTGAAAAGTTCCTTGATGTCAAGGGCCGAGAGTTTGCTTCCGTTGCTTGCTGCCATGATGTATATCTCCATAATGATTTCATTGACCCCGTCTTCGGGGAGGTATGCACGCTTTGATGCACGCAAGAACGAGAGTGCGGCTTGTTCTGGCGTTATTGAAAAGACAATCCTGTTGAATCGCTCTTCCAATTTGGTTGTAGTCTCGCGAAACTTCACAAGACCTTGAGGCTCGAATGCCAAGTATTCAGACCACTTGTCACCGCGAAAATACTCCAGGCAAGTGTGGCTGTTATGGTCTTGGCGGACGACCAAGTCACTCAATGGTATGTTGATATGTGTCATGATTGTCCCTTTATTAAGCCAAGATACTAGCCATGCGCTCTGTGAGAAGCCATAGCGACTTGTTAAGGCGCAGGTCTTCGGACACAGAGGCTATCTTCCTGGTCGTGGTGCGCTTACCAGTAGTGCCTGTGCCGCGCAATCCGCCTTTGATGAAATTCTCCTGCACCCGATTAAAGGTAGTCCAAAGGTCGTTGGTGTTGTCTGCTGATCGGCGAGGATTGAGCAGTTGTGTCGGCCGTATTGGTGCTGCAGAATTGCCTTGCTCATTAGTGGGCCAGCGCAGCTCCAGGGCGGCATCGGCAAACGCAAGCTCATGCACAGGGTCTAACTTGACATTTTTGTACTGTTCTACTTTGGCAAGAATGGCCGGCATTTCCTGGATGATCTCGTAGCTGCCTTCAATCACGTTATCCCTGATGTCGCCAGTGTGACGGACAGAGATGTCGCCGAAGTTTGATGATTTTACGGTCATGCCATTAGAGCAGATAAGCCTGAACAGCCCTGCAGACAGTTGAAAGCCGCTTGAGCGATCGTGGCTGTTCACCATGACAAGCTCCGGTATCTCTGTGCCCACTACCTTGGTATTTTCCAGGTCTTCTATGCGGCGGAAACGCAGCATATGTTTGGCGAACATCTTGCCATCTTCCAGGCGGCTGGCAGACTGTTGAGCGCGCACTGGCATAAACCCCTCATTGCGCAGCGCATCAATAATACCGATGGTGGGGATGAAAGTATAACGGGCACTAACACTATCATGAGGTACCTCGGAGAATACGCTTGGCACCATACGTTGCAACTGGTCATTGGATAATACTTGCATTTCAGTACTCCTTCGTTTGGTTGATAAAAGAACAAATATGCAAAATTGCTTACTTGTTACTGACATTATATACTAATCTAGACCAGAGTAAACCCGCGCGCTAAACTTTATTTTTCTTGCGCATTTTGGAGTATTCTTGCATCGCATCAAGTAACGCGCCTTGTGTTCTTTTCTTCTTTCTAACGGCAATCATTTTAGCAATATCAACTGTTTTTGAAGCGACAATGTGGTGCACCACAACACGTAAAGCTTTATTACCGGATCGCAACAATCTAGCAATAGTTTGCTCATACAATTCCAAATCCCAAGTAAGAGAATGAAAAATAATATTTGCAGCGTTATCTCCTTGAAGATTTAAGCCGTGCCCCATTGAAGCTGGGTGACCTAATAGCACTGGTATTTTACCAGCATTCCAATCCGCCACTATTCCATCTGATTTAGCTGGGCTAATGCCGCCGCCTATAAACGGCGTATCTTTACCAAACGCTTTTAGCAACCTGGCAAGATCGTGCTCAAAGTCATAAAGTATTAGCGCTGGCGCACCATTTAACTCTTCTATTAAGTCAACAGTAGCCTCTATCTTCTCTTGATGTAAATCTGCCCACTCTCGCTTTGATGCTTTGCGCCCACTCTCATCTACTTCTTGCTGAAGATAAAGCCCTCCATTAGCGATTTGGCAAAGTTTCATAGACGCAACGCCTGCATTTACTGCAGTGATAATGCCTGACTCCAATTCAGTAATAAACTCGTCTTCCAGTTCGTCATAAATTTTCCTGACTTTAGGCGGCAGCTCTACTTTAACAATATTTTCTATCAACTGCGGTAGCTGCACATGATCTTTAGCAGATAGCCTGTGGATTACTGGCGCTATACGTTCGTAAATAGCCTCTTCGCTGTCTGCTTGTGGCAGCCATGTATAACCGCCATATCCTGTGGGGTAAAAATAAGCTGAGCGATAGTGCGATATAAATCTCCCTAGCGACCTGCCAAGATCCAAAATATACATGCTCCCAAACAAATCAAGCAGGCCGTTACTAGCAGGAGAGCCTGTCAAACCCCATCTGCGATCAAAAGTCGTCAAAACCTGCTTTAATATCTGGAACCTGTCCGTGCTTGTTCGCTTAAATTTACTGATTTCATCGATTACTAGAGTCTTTGCGCCAAGCTTTTTGAACTGCTTCAAGTTGTAAGATATAACGGTCTTCTTGCCTTTCTTTTCTTTAGTAACGCCAAGCAGCCACTCAAGCCCTTCAGGGTTAATAAGATAGATGTCAGCCTTGCGCTTAATGGCTTCGTCTTTATCTGGGCCATGCAATATCTCATACGTGAAATGGTTGAAGTCCTTCCACTTTTTAATTTCATTTGGCCAGACGGAATAGCACACCCTAAGTGGCGCGATAATGATAACGGGCTCATCTAGCATGCCCTCTTTCTTCAACACCTTTAATGCGCCTAATGTGGTACTTGTTTTGCGCCAACCTGGATTCCAGTATAGGCCTGCGGCTGCATGCTCAAGCAGGAATTTTACGCCTTCTAGCTGGAATTTTTCCGGCTTCCAGGGAATGCCCTGTTCTGACGGCGTAGTGCTCTTTGAGAGAGGCAATGGCTTCAGTTTCGCTTGTATGGACTTCGATATCATAACCTAAGCTCCTTAATTGTTCATGGACGTAAAGCTGCAGTTTTCTTGGTTCTTCGCCCTCGGCTTTAAATTCAATTAAGAGCGGCCGAAATGGTAGCCAAAAAATTTCATCTGGCCAGCCACGGCGCCCTCTTAATGTCAAAGTCGTATGCGGAATGCCTCGCGACTCCGCCCAGTCATTGGCCCTGACTTGCGCCTTCTTTTCTCTGACTCGCCGCATTAGTATTGGCAAGGACCTTTGTTGGCTTTGCTAAAGAAACAATAGCGGCAATTGCTGGATGGCTTTGGCGCGAACCTGGTATCATTCAACATGGCCTTAGTCTCCTTCAGCCAATAGGTCTTCAGTGCAGGTAATTCTTTCCTGGTGTAAAGCTTCGGCTCTTCCGGCACTTCATGGCATGCGTCAAGATACCACAACCGCACATCTACTGCATCGACCGTTGGGAACTTCAACAACGCGCCCATGGCGTAAAGCTTCAACTGCTCCAGGTGTTCTTCACGAATGCGGCCGGTTTTGTTGTCCACTACTAGGAGCGTATTAGTGTCGCGATTCAACGAATAAATGTCAGTCTTGATGCGCAACCATGCATCGGCATCGAACCATCCTGTCTCATGCCAGTCTTTGTCGAAGGTCCATTGATCTTCTGTTACGGCTTTGCGTTTGCGCAATTCTTTGAACTCCTCTTCAAATGACTTGATCTCAGGAGGGCACTTTTTAAGCGTGCCCTTAATAAAATCCTCAGCCATCTTACCGATCGCGCCGCCTCGCGCCATGGCATCATTGCCAGGCTCTTTTATTTTGTCTACATGCTTATACTTTGCAAAAGCAGGACATTTGCGATAATCCTGCAATCGACTGAATGACCATGCCGTGATTTTTTGAATGACGCCCATTTTACTTCTCCTTAAATTTAGTTAACGCGCCCCAATTAGGGCCTGTGCTACCATCTGACAACATTGGCACGTCAAACTCAACGGACGCCATTACTTCTCGCAACAACTGCATTTCGCTTTTCACATGCTGCTTTGGCACGCTGATGTTGATCTCGTCATGGACGGTCAACAGGAACTTGCCATGCACCTTGGCTTCGTCATATCTTATCAGCGCTTCTTTAGTACAGTCTGCAGAGGATCCTTGGATAAGGTAGTTAAGCATCTTGTATTCGAATGTGCATACCCTATTCCTGGATTTGACGAATTTCGGCTCCTCGCAAAAGTATTGCCTTCCGCCCCATGTAGTCAATGGTTCGCCTGCTGCCGCATAATCTTTCAAATCGTCTTGCAGCGCCTCAAGCTCAGGGAAAATGGCCAGATAAGCAGCCTTGATCTTCTTGGCCGTGTTTATGTCAACGTCTAGGCGTTCTGCGAGAGCACCTAGCCCCATACCGTATAGCAGCCCAAACCCGATGGTCTTAGTGTCGTCACGTGTTACCTTTAACCCAAATCTTTCATTGATTAGCTTTGCCGCCAAGTCATGGACGTCCAGGCCAGGATGCAGACCGAATTGTTCTTGCAGCTCGCCATCGCCGAAATGGCCAAGCACGCGTAACTCTTGCTGCATGTAGTCTCGCTTGCACCACACCTCACCTTTGAATGGCGCCATATAGAACCGCATGAATGGCAACTCAGGAAGTCCTGCTATGTGCGAAGGATGCGCATATGCATTCTTGCCTGTCTCGCGCTGCTTGAATTCCTTAGGGACGTTCATAAACCTGGATGCAGACAACCGGCCAGTCCTGGCGCCTGCCGTATCTTTGCCGTGCCCTGCTTGACGCACTTGGTTCCACGAAGGATGCACTATACCGCCGCATGCCGTTGCCTCAAGGAACCATGGATGTAGGAAGGTGCCATAAGCCGTGCTGTGCCTTGAGCGGTATTGCAAAGCAGTCAGCACTTTCTTATCTGTCACTGCGCCAATCAAACTATCCTTTGCCACAGACCTGGCGCCGCCTGGCGTCAACAAGAATAACTCATTCTTGGCTTTCTTGCGCATGACAAGTGCGTCTGCCAGTTGCTCGTCAGAATCCAGGTTAAAGTCTTTGCCTACTTTCAATTGATTGCGAAGCCACTTATCTACCAGCTCTCCTGCCGCTTCGTATTTGGCATCATCTGCCTTCATCAATTTATAATCTACCGGTACTCCTTGTGTCTCGTTCTTCAACAGTACCGGCAATAAGCGCCGCTCGCGGTCATATGCTTCTTCCATGCCTCTTTCTAATACGCGAGGGTGCAGCAACTTGAAGAGTTTCAGCGTGCGTATAGTATCGCCGTTGGCATACTTGCCTACCAGTTTCCCTGGTGCCATATAAATCAAATGCCCGAACTCTTTGGCATTCTTTGGCATGAGCTTATTGTCGATGCACCATTGGCGTATCGCGTCTTGCTCTTCTGCCGGCATTCCTAAAAGCCTTTCGGAAGCTGGTTTGAGTTTGAGGTCTGGAGAATGTGGATCGTCTAGAAAAATAAGAAACATCGAATCATGAATATGCGACCAGTCGAGCATTGGCATCCCCATGTGCGTTGTCGCAACTGCGACATCAAACTTAGAGTTATGGCAAAGCACCCCATCTTTAGACTTCCATGCTTTTTCCAATGCGTATCGCGCTTCTCTAAATGTACAGTTATTCTCGCTTTTATGCCCCCATGAATAATAACTAGGCTTCTTTCCAGGAAAGATGATAGAGACGCCGACAGGTACAGGAGGATAATCCGGCCATCCTGCTATCGGCATTGTCTCGAAGTCTATTACTGCTGGCTCTGGTATCTTGATCACAGTTATTTTCCTAAATATTTAATGGCTTTTTTCAAAGCTAAAGGGTTATCTTTAAAATTACCAAGCCCTTTATTGCAATTTTGGCATAAAAGCCCTCTAATGCGGGCTGTAACATGGCAATGGTCTATTGCTAAAGCTTGTTTTAAGTTAGCTTGATTAATTCCGCAAATTGCACAACAACTTTTTTGCTTATCTAACAAGGCAATATATTGCTTAGAGGTAATACCGTACTTGGATTTTCTAGCGGCGTCTCTATAATATTGCGCCCCTCGTGCTTTATAACTTGCTTGCCGCTTTTCTGGATTAGCTTCATTATATGCTTTAGACATAGCATTAGCTTTACCAGGATTAGCTACCATCCATTTTGCTAGCCGAATTTTTTGACATAGCGGGCATGCTTTATTAGCGCTATATCTTTTACCGTTAAGCTTTACATGCTTAGCACATATTTTACCTAAGTAAAATTCAGTCATTTTTTAATCTCAAATAGCGTAGCCCTTTCCCTCTTAGCTCTCATACTGTTGAATCTAGAGTAGATGCGCAAAAGATATTGCACTCGGCGCTTGTTTTCTTGCTCTATTTTAAGCATCAATTCAGCTTCCTTTTCAGTTGCTGCACGCAAAAAATCGTTGCATCCCGGCCAGGTTTTAAGCGCCTGCTCTATATCTTTTTTTGTTTTACTTGACACCATATTATTCTCCTAAACAAGAATTACCAGCACCTCTCGATGCTGGCAACCTTGCGTATGGTTGTGATTCAGAATTTACGGCGAGATGCCGCTTTTGCAGGTGCAGGCGCAGAACGGCCGCGAGATGCCGCTGCAGGCTTGCGAGTCGGCTTAGCAACTTTTGCCTCGAATGCCTGATAAGGGAAGTCGATACCTTTTTCCACAATATCCGCCTTATCCAGTAATGCGCCAAGCAGCTCACCGTCTTCGATTGCAGACTGCGCCTTGAATGATACCTTAAGCTGTGTCTTGGCATCAGGCGCTACGCTGATCTCCGTGATGAAGGCCAAAGGCGGCTTCTTGGATGCTGCCAATTGATTGACGAATCCTGCCCATGCCTTGACAGAAGTCACTGGCACTTCCAGGTAAGCTACTTCGGCAGTGGCTATGGCTTCAGGCCCGCCATCAAGCACATCGGCAGGTATCACGGCCAAACGGCGAATGTTCTTACAAGCCTTGCCTTTGCCGCCATCACCTGAATCCCATTCATTGTTCGGGCAACCTACGCACGAATCACTGATAGGGTCAGCCACTTTGTCATGCGGCTTCATGTCGTCTTCATCACGGCCAAACGCATAGCACGCAGGTCCCTGGGCATTGTTCGGGTCGTACTTGCCTTCGTAGTACTTGTTCTCCATAATGGAGTCAATGATGACGACATCCATTTTGTTGCCATCGACAGGATTGCCCTGGTATGTCATCTGTGCGCCTTTGACGCTGATGAAGCTCCCGGTAGATACAGATGCTTCTGACTTCTTGGCGATTGCCGCGCGTGCCGCCAATGCTTCATCCCACGCCACTACTGCCGTTCCCGGCTTCTTTGGTTTTGCTGCCATTTCATTCTCCTTGAGAAGTGGGCGCCACTAAGGACGCCCGGTTAGATTACTCAGCTGCTTTGATTGCTGCCACTGCTTCCTTGATCGTTGCAGCGCTTTTGACTGCGGCGATACAACGCTTGGTCTCGGCTTTGATGGCCTTTGCTACTGCTTTCTCTACTGCCAAATCCAATGCTTCTTTGGTGATTACTTTTGCCACGTCGTTTCTCCTTACTTGGTTACCTGGTGTCCGACCAGGTTGCGGTCCTGCTATACTCTTTTCTTTTGGCTTACATCTGCTATGATACCTATTGCCGTCGACATCATCATACCAGTATTGCGTCTTTGGCTGGATTATTCCGCCACAACTGTCACATACAAACAATGTGAATTCTGAAGAGTGAGAGTTTAGCATTTTATTTCTCCGCCGTGCCAATGTCTATAGCAATGCCTTTGAACGTCACGCGAAGACGCCCTGTTGCTTTGATAAAGTCAAGCTTGACATCTGGGCTTGCAATATTAGGTTCTACTTTGATTTTTGCGGTAGACAAAGATGGCGGCGGCACATGCAAGCTTGATGATGGATCCTTCAATGAATATGCAAACTGTGCATGCGGTTCTTCTTTACGGTATATGTGAACTTTTACCAACGTCCCTTCTTTGACCATGGCGCGTACCAGCACATCGCCTGTATTTAAGTCCAAAGCTCCTGTATTGGCCGCCACCATCATTGGGTGGTTGCAAATATAACGCACTGTTACTGGCTCCGTGGATAACATCTGCTTTAGTATGCCGACAACACAAGACCTGCGCGCTGCTCCTAGTTTTATTCCGTTCATCTTAAGCTCCTTCTTAAATTATCAAGTAACCGACTTGATGGCGGTATTAAATTAGGCCGGTGGTTGTCATGGTCGCCGGTACCCATTTTTACGCAGTTTCAGCTGCGCCGACATGCAGGAGGTGCTTAACATCTTTTGCGAGACCGCAGTGGAGCTATCCTTCCACGATGTTTCACTCCCCTGGTTCTTTAAAGCTTATTAATGGAAACATCTACGACAGTAAAGCGCCCGACGCCTTGTACTTCTTCACCGGCGTTCCAGGCTTCCGTGACAGCCGCTTTGCCTAATGCGCGGTTAAGCAAGGCAAACGCGCCGTCTTGTTGACCGTCTTTTTTCTTGATGTGCTTGTTGTAGTTATCAATAATGCCTTTGTACAAATCAGGCCAATTGGTAACTTGAGGCACTTCCTTGGTGGATACAGAGATGCGGCATAGCTTACCTGCCACGCCATTGGCGTCTGCCTTCGGAAGGTTCATGATGAGATGCTGCTTATATGCCGTCTCTAATATTTGCAAAGCATCGACATCGCGCTGTATCGCAAGACGGCTTGCCCTGGTCTGCCATAATAGGTCTGCTGCAAGCCCTAAAGTCTTTGGCTTCTTAAATCCTAGCGGGAACTCATAACCAGGTGTCGCCAAGCTTCCTGCCGTTTCTGCTGCTGCCTTCAATTTTGTTGCCAATTTCTTGTCTATTGCAGATTCCTTTTTCGCTGCCATGATGCTGCTCCTCCAAATCTCCGGGACAATATGCACACCGTTTTAAAATCATAACGCAACTTTAAAGTTGTGTAACCTAGACTACGCGGCGAAGTTTTTCGAATATCTTCAAGGCATGTACGGCCTGTGTCTTGGCATCACTCAAAGCATTATGATACACTCCTTCACGCACCAATTTAAGGTCTGGCGTCAATGCTTTAAGCGTACGGAAGCAACGATTATTCCAAAAGCTCCACGGCAGTTCACGCTTATCTGCCATATACGCTACAGCCAGTATGGCATTATCAAAGTCTGAACCGTTGCCCCATACGCGCACATTGGCAAGACCTGGCTTTGACAGGAATACTTCCAGTTGATTAAGGGCTTCTTTAATCGGCACAGACGCTGCCAACTTTGGCCCTTCAAATCCGCAATGGCTCAATACCTTGCGCGCTTCAGGCGCTTGCTTCTCCCACCATTTTACGGTATTCTGATCTATGTGCAATCCTATTTCTTCTTGGCCCTCTATCTGTACGACACGATAGAACTCATCGCCAAAAGCATGAAGATCAGTGTGCTTTGCCAACGGGTCGAAATAGACCGCCCCAATACTGATAATCGCACAACCAGGTTTATTGCCAAGTGTTTCAAGGTCAATCATTACGTCTATCATTTTTTCTCTCCTTTGATTGTCGGCCAATTAAGCATCATTTCTCGCTGGTCCAAACGAGTGCTTTTAAAACCATATTGTTTATAAAATGCTATTAATGCTTCTTGCTTGATCTTTGGCTTACTATATGGAATGGCGCGCAAGAACACACGATATCCTTTGCGCTTGGCATACTTAAGTGCTATTGTCATCAATGCATGAGCCCAGCCACTCTTACGGCGTAATGGGTGCACATGCAAATCACTCAACTCAACATATTTGAGCACTTTATTAGTAATGACATATTTATCGTCCTCGGCCATTTCAAACAATGAAACCTCGCCGATAAACCCGCCGTCGCCTATTACCCACCGTTGTATCAATAGCCCTGGCATTTCACTTCTCCTTTAAGTTTAACCGCTGGTGATTTTAGGGTGTCTAAATTACGTTATACCGCTTCGTAGGTTGCCGCGAAAATATCAGGTTTGCACGGGTAAAACTCACCCTTAACTCCACGAATAATGTAATCACCGATGGTTGCTATGTGCTTACCCTCAAGAGTGAAAATAATCAATCCTTCCCGCTCAACTAAATCGCAGTATTGCTCCCACATCATCCCTGCGTGGTTGCTGTTTGTTTCCGGTTTTCTGCCGTCTGTAAATTCAATAATTTCCGCCAAGTTTTTGCCGTTCCAAACTTTTGCATCAATCACTACTGGTTTTTTGCGGTACTGTGCCATTCTGTCCTCCATGTTCCGCGCTTCGTGGGTAGCGCGGTATAACCCATCATTTAAAGCTGGTTATTTCCACGTTCGACACCTCAAGTAGCACATCACCATGACATGCTTTTGGGGAGCAGAAGCAAATCAAATCTTTTCCAGCCAGTTCACGCTTGGCTTCCTCTATCAAGTGCGGCTGTGACAGCAACCATTCTTTGTATTTCTCAATTACCATTTCACGAGTACCATACTCGCTCATCACGAATGGATTACCCCACTTGCTTGGCCTGCCGATGTAAACTGCACCTTTCGGCATTCCATCTCGATATTTATTTAGTACCTTTGGCATTTTGTCTTCAGTGTCGAGCCTTATATTGTTGCAGGACTGCGCTCTAACGGTCTTATTCCAGCTTTCTTCATTCATATAGTCACCTATTCGTTTTAAGTTTCTTAATGCGCCGTTCCAATTTCATATTCTACCCTTTTAAGTAAGTACCCCCTTAAGTGGCGACTTATATCCTTGCGGATACAGGGGGTTTGCGCCTCGCTTCACTTTCCGAAGGAGCATGAAGGCAGTTGCAGGTAACGGTCAAGTGCCGCGACGTCTACTTTGTTCTCTTTCTTGGCTTCTTTCTTCGGCTTATCAGCGGCCACATCCTTGTTATAGCGCCTCATACAAGTTGTGCATCTACTGTTTGATATATAGCGCAACCCTTTCAGCTCAGGATGCTTGCCGCATACCTTGCCAATTTTATGTACAGTATTCTTTTGCAAGATAATACTCATTCACTTGTGTAGTTCTCATTCAGCCATTCAATGATGCCGGCCTTTGAAGTCGGCACTTCAACGGCTTCATAGCTGACATCTTTGAGCGGCTTCAAATCATACTCTTCTGCCAATTCCCGGCGCATTTTCTTTGCCGCTCCTTCAGACGACGCCCATGCAACTTTCTTTTCACCCTCTATTTCGATCGTTGTCACTTTATATACTGTTGCCATTTGCTTCTCCTTTACGATTGTCTGGCCACTCGGCCTACTCCCCTGCACATTGTACAGGTGCTTTTCACTTTTTGAGTGAATCCTTTTTGCGTTGCGACAACTCCCGTTCCGTCGCACTTCTTGCATGGGTCTGTCAATAGCTCGCTTTCCAAGTCATATTGCTTCCTGGTCTTCGGGTCTATCAATATATTATAGGCACAGCTTAACTCGGCAAAGTCTGCCGTTGCCTTTGCAGTGCTGCCATTCTTGTCAGGATGCAACGCTCTTGCTAATATGCGCCAAGCATCCAGGATTTCCTTTGGCGTTGCAGTACGAGCTACGCCTAATATCTCATATGCATTTCTTATTTTACCCATAACACACCTTCTAATTTTGACAGCTTCAAGCTAAGGACATTATCTGCACCATATGCCAGCAGCATATATGGGCTCCACTTACCAACTGACTTTGTGCCGTCAATATAATGGAATAACAATCGCCCTTTAAGGAACAATACAGCATCACACCCATTTAACGCTTCTTGGCCCCATACAGTTTCGGGTGACTTGGCAGGCAATAGCATTACACCATCATTATGGTTACCCATTTTCTTTATCCACAACAGCGGCTTGCTGTATGGCGGGTTACACCACACTCTGCCGCGCCATTTAATTTCTAAGCCATCTTTTGGTTGATGCACCATCATCTTAGCTGTGCGCCATGGCATCACTTCAGGACAGCATGGATCCAGGTCAAACTTGCCTAAAGCTTTTAATAGCTCCGGCGGCGTTAGCCATGTATCATTTTGGTTGTGTTTGCGGTTCACTCTTCACCTCTATCAATTCCATTGCGCATTGTATGCAGAACTCGCATATGCATTGCCCTGTTTTAGGATGCGTTACCATCTTCCTGCTCGGATCTTTCGGCAGCAGGCATATGACACACACTCCGTTCAATGTTGGTATAAACATTCTACTCTCCTTTTTAGAATTTTTTCTTTTTTCCGACCCCGCCACGAGTCTCATTATAGTGCACTGCCAGTTTCTTCAAGTCCATCGCAGTATCCCACTCATCCTGGTTGCGCACCACGAACAGTCGATGCTGCCCGCTAGTCGTCTTTACCGGCATTCCGTTATACGCCATACGGAATCCTGCCCGCTTCAGTTCCTTTGCCACGCCGCCTGCAGTGACTTTGGACTTCTTCTCCGGGTCATATATGAGCAGTAGTTCCGTCGACGGCCAGAGGTCTCCTTTCATCGCCACGTCACCGATGGCGAGCACTGTATCAGGATCATCGCGTAACCTGCGCACCCATTTGCCAAGGTCTGACAATCCATCGTCTATCATGGCCATCTTGGCCGATGTGTTCGGCGCCCTGTCCTCGGCATCCATGCCCTGCAGGTTCAGGTGCAGCATGTAGTAGAACAATGCCGAAGCCCCGCCATTCCTGAGCCAGTCCATATAAGCCTTATAGAATTCACGTGGCAATGGCGCGTCTTCTACTTCATGTACGAAATTCCTGCGATCGTCGTCTTCTAAAAAGAAAGCATCCGGGTGGTTGGACGTGAACAAATAGTTTATACGGTCTTTGACCGTATATGACGGGATATATTTTTGGTCGATACGCATCTCCTGCTGCGTAATCATTTTCTTTAACTTGTCGCTGTATTTCCTTTGTTCTTGCCCTGTCACGTCGTCGCCCATTACGAACTGTTTGCTTATGGCCCATTCGTTGCGATCGTCCTGCAGTTCGTTGTCCCCTATCTCCGTGAAGTTCTTGCCGTAGATACGGCCTAATGTATACCCCACGAGCGATTTGCCGGTACCTGTCATAACGCCCCACAATACGCATGCGGTGAACATCTTCGCCCCAGGCTGTTGAAGGGGTAATGCGCACCATCGCTCGAACCAATCGCGTTCCTTTGAATAAACGCCAAATAGATGGCTCATTAATTGCTTCCATGGTGTCACGTCTCCTTTTACCGGTTGGCAGCCCCAACCTGGCCATATGTTAAATTCCCCGCCTTCTGTGATGCGTTCTTTGCCCGGCTCGTAGGCTATCTTTGACAACTCCAGCCGCAACGGCCATTGCAGCCACGCCGATGCCGCAGGTTTCTTGGTGAATTTATCGTTGCCCTTTGCATCAAGCGATTGCTCCCAATAATGCCTGTTTGCATATGCATGGCCGGTAAAGTCGCTCGCCCTCATGCGCAATCCTGATTCCATGACGACCACGATACCAGGATCCTGTATGTATGCCACCTCTGTATTCAGTTCGTGGAGCGCGGCGCTCGGGGCATAGGGCTCGGCATCATCCAGTACTTGGCGCAATGCATCCTCGCCATCTTGCACATAAAGGTCATCAAGTCCGCGCTTGGCGCCATCTTCGGCAGGAAGCACGTCTGCGACGCATGGCAGTGCGCCCAAAGCCAACAGCTCTCGGCACAGCTCGTTCCTAGCCATTACCACCATCGGGTTTGTATGCGCGTCAGAATCGAATGCTATCACGACCCGACGCCCTTTCCAATCGAACTCATACAGTATCGGCAGCAATGGCAGTTTCTTCTTCACCGACTTGAACGAATAGACTCCGCCCAATCCGATACATGGCGCGACATACTTGGTACAGCATGCGGCTTTGAGCTCGCCTTCCGTAATGACCAGCTCTATAGTCGCAGACTTCTGTATGGCCGACCAATCGACGAATGGCGGGAGATATATCTCGCTGACCGTCCCGCCTAATTGTATGTAACGTAGCGGCTTGGCATCTGTCTTGCTTGCGAATCCGTTCCTGGTGTCTTCCAAGTATCTCCATCGTTTGAACTTGGTCGGTCTGCCTTCTGCGGTAAAGTACGGTATTTCAAAGGCCTGTTTGGCGGGGAATCCTGCCATTTGCAACTCGTCCTTATTAGCAGGCTTCATCATCAAAGCCTTGGCATCCGTCGCATCCAGGCCAGACAAGGCCAGTTTAGGAAGCATCAAACTCTCGCCATTTGCAATCTTCGCTTTAATAGCTTTCTGCTTCTCGCCATTTGCAGCGCCCTTCAATATGGTGCTCGCGGCCATTATGCTGCCCCGCCCTTCATCGCCATGCTCAGGAGTTGGTTAATCAACCTGGTTCTTGACGGCATTCGTGATGGTACGGATTTCTGCAGTGACTTTATATATGCATTCGCTTTGGTCGCATTTCCATGCTCTTCACAAAGCTTGAGTGCGATTTCTTTTTGTTGCTTGGTCAACGAAATTATTTGCTTGACATTTTTATTCTCGCTGCGTTGGATTTTTTCCTTTTCTTTTTGCTTTGCCACTTCTGAATCGATTCGCGAGAGTAAGCTATTCTCTATCTCAATTATTATTATCGCCATTGATTTATCCTTCGAAAAGATTGATAACAGTAAAACAGAACAGACAATATATACACCATAAATCGATATGTAACCTAGACTTGTAAGTCATTGATTTATATATAAAATAAAAATACTTGAAAAATATGTTTACTTTTGTTCAAATCCATATATAATCTCAATCACAAACTATGCAATTGTGAGTTTGTGAATGTAATCTAACTTAACTAACTGAAGGAGTATTATCATGATCGTTACTAACCCATCTGAATTGCGTTCAATCTTGATGCAAGGCACGAAAGCAACCCCAACTACTACTAACAAAACGAAGAAGGAGAAAGAAGTGAAAGCTCATATCGCAAAAACTAACAAGACCCTTGCAAAAGGAAAAGCGAAACCTGCGAAAGCAAAACCCGCAAAGGCTAAAAGCAAGAAAGCAACTGCATCATCCGTCAAGCCATCAAAGCCAATGGGAATTGGAGCATTCTGCATCGACAAGATCGCTGAAGGATTATCCAATGCGGAAGTATTCGCCGCAGTTCAAAAGAAGTTCCCATCTGCTGCAACGTCAATGAATTGCATTCGTTGGTATCGCAGCAAGAATTTTAACATGGTGTAATGGGATTCATATCAACCAACAAAGGACTCAGTAATGGGTCCTTTTTAATTTACTCAAGGAGAATATCATGGAAGAAAACAATGGAGCAACAAAGTATCCCAACATCAAAGTAGTTTTGGTTGGGGAAGATGGAAATGCATTCTCGATAATGGGGCGAGTAAAGAAAGCACTCTCTCGCAATGGAGTATCAGCAGAAGAGCAGAAACAATTCATGGACGAATGCATGAGCGGGGATTATGATAATCTTCTTGTGACATGCATGCGTTGGGTTGACTGCGAATAATTTTTTAATCAAAGGAGAATATCATGGAACAAATTAAATGGAAGAAAGATCCTTCACTGCATGAGCTGGATTCAGCGTTGAAGGAATTACAGAAGAGAGGAATCTATCCATCAGCAGTTCAAGCATATGCAATGGCATTGGACTCTATCGACATGATGCATGAGGATAACGAAGCCTTGAAAGAATGCGAAAAACCTCCTCAAACATTGCAAGAAACCATTTGCGAAATACGAGATGCAGAATTGGAAGATGGGGCGGATGGGATAATCGATTTTTATTCGGATGTCTACAATGTTTCTTTGCTCTTTCTTGCTGCGACATCAGAAGATGAGTTGGTAAGAAAAATGCAGCTTGATATTCTTACATGCGTCCAACAAAATATCATTCCATCAACCGTCAAATCATTTTCTGAATTGCATGACTATGTGGATGCAAACTGCTTGGGCGGTCTTTGCGATGATGTAATGGCGGAGATAATGATACAATGTTATGGCGGACGAGACGAGCATGAAGGAATGCCGCAAGGAATGTTGGATACTATCAACAATGCACAAAATGCGATTGATGAATGGATAAAGAAAGGGGGTATAAAAAATGCTTGAGATAATTACTATAATCATTGTTTGTTGTTGGATTTATTTAATCAGCACTTCTTGACTGAATAATCTAATGGAAGTATTGAAGGGCCAGAGTAAAATCTGGCCCTTTTTTCATTTACGGAGAAAATCGGGCTTTTGAGACGTCCATCCGAGCGTCCTGATAGTAGCACCAGGGCAGAGCAGTTCGGATGCGTTCTAGGGTGCTTTTGGTGCGTTCTAGGATACATTCAGGTCTCGACAGTAAGTGCATATCAGGCTATTCGGAGGATTTGGCAAGTGGTATTCCTTTATATGTCTTCAATCCTTCCTCGATCAATTTGACAATCAAATTGGAACGATTTATACGTTCTTCTTTTTGAAGTTTTTCCTTTGCTCTTTCAGCCAATTCTTTTTCTTTATCTGCCAACTTTATTTGCTCTTGTTCCAGCTGAAATTTGAGTCGAAGATTTTGCAAATATTCGTTGACTTTATTTTGCCCTTGTTTTTGTGCGATCTCCAATGCCTTATGTTTTTCGATGTCGGTCAACTTATAAATTGCTTTCTTCGGCCGGCCAAGTTGCTTTGTGCTTTGCTCTTTGCCTTTCGATTTATTGTTTAGTGCATGAAGTTTTAAATCGATTACCAATGCATCAATCGACTCTAAAAGTTGATGAGGAACGATCACGGATACTGTTGCCATAATTAAACTCCTTTGTAATATTAACAGCAGCATTATATTCTCCATCTTTTAAAGTGTAACCTAGAGTGACCTGGCTGAAAAAGGATTCGAGTTTACTACACATCTACACGTCAACTACAGCGAAAACTACACATGAAAAACGTGACGGAATGCATGCAGCTGTAAGCTCCCAATGTCATTCAGCTACAGTTAAAAAAAAGCTGTCATAACTATTATAATAAATGAATAATTAAACTACTATTAATAATAATATTCTTTTCTTTATATATTCTTTAAACTTTATAAAATAAATAAATATACTGTAGAAGTGTAGTAAAAATTACGGAAGGCTTGATTTCATTATCCCGCATCAACTACACTTGACTCGCCACAACTGTAGTTGATGTGTAGTAGATTTTCCTCCACAGCGGCGGAAGGCATGCGGTTATTGCTTTGCATCAACTACACTAGAATGATAAATTGATCGAAGAAAAAAGTGCTTAGCTCTGGGTTACAAATTAACTAATTTGACGTATTGTCGCATACACGAATCCAATAAACCTCCATGAAAAAGGAACCAGAAAACATGGCCAAGTCATCCGTACCACATAGCAAACTGCAAAACGCATCCAAGCCTAGTGCCAAGCGCAAGGAAGCAGTGAGATTTAATGGGAAGAATGTTTCGAAGGAAGAATTAAAAGCAATGGTTGAAAAACTTCCCGCTGACCAACGCGGAGTGACCAAGGGCAAACGACTTCCAGCAAGTCGCAAAGGCATCAAGAATAAAGTTGCAGCGGAAGATAAACCCAAGGGCAAACCTCGTGGAGCTTCGCGACTTGGTAAACCTAACACCATCACAAAACAATTGAAGGAAATGATTCTCGGTGCGTTAGACGATCGAGGTGGGCAACAATATCTCGCCACTCAAGCTATCCTTAATCCAGCACCATTCATGGCATTGCTCGGCAAGATACTTCCGACACAAGTCACAGGCGATGCAGAGAATCCATTGCAAGTGCAATTAGTTTCTACTGCTGAAGCTTTGCTCGCGAAGATTCGTGGCGGAGGAGCTGCATGACTCTCCCCATCATTCACACTCAGTGCACTCAGTGCGGGTTCTCTCCACTGCATTGGAAGTCTGTAAGTTATGGAGCGAGAGTAGTTGTCACATACATCTGTGCACTCTGCAAACATAAGTTTGACACTGAACATTGTGTTAGAGATTCGCTGGGGTAGGATCCAAGGTACCATGCCCGCAGTTCCTGGGAGAACGGCATCGGAATTTTTTTAAGGGGGTGTAGTAGTTTTCAAATGGGTTTGCCTCAGGTAGTAGCTTCTAGTTCTAGATTTTTATATTTTCGGTAACGGCTTTCCGGCGGCGCGCCGGGTTTTTGGAGATTCCTAGAGTGATAACGAATATCAAAGTATATATTGCAGCGCCAAGTGAAATGCGCTATAACACTGCCGGAGATTGGCAGCTTATGCCAACTCCATGTCGCCCACTAGGTGAACAGGCATTGCTCATAACAGTAGCAAAACAAGAAGACAGCCGCGCTCATATGCTCGTCGCCATACATGAACTCGTCGAATCCCTTCTGTGCATACAACGAGGCATTACGACCGAAATGGTAGACCACTTCGACATGAACGTGGCCAAAACCGAAGACCCAGGCACCGAGCCCAACTGCCCTTACCAGAAAGAACATGCATTCGCGTCTGCCATCGAACGATTGATCGCCCATGAGATGGGCATCAACTTCGAGAAGTATGATAAGACTATTTCTGAACAACAATATGGAACGCCGATAGGCCAGATTCCAACACACTTACTTGTCAAGGAGGTAATAAATGCGCCAGCCTAAAGGAGTGGTAGAGTACGGTAAGGAAGGGTGCTGCCCTGACGAGTGGAATCATGTGCCGAACATGACGGGCTCATTCGAGTTGGATGGCGCCATCATGAAGTGCAAGAATGGCGATGCACAGCGTAAGCTGTGCGACTGCATTGCCAGCGGAGGCAGCGCCTATAAGATCGGTAATGGCTACGCACAGTCGGCGATTGACTGATGTTGCACCTTAGTTCCCAAGGCAGAGAGCAAGTCTTGCGCAGTTATGTTGAAGCGTGTCGGCGCCCAAATCTTTTGTATAGAATATTCGTCCAAATGAGAGGAGTCCTGTCATGTCATTGAACGGCCGGCTACCATTGCTGAAGTTAAAGGAGAAGCGCTCCGCTACCAAGAAGTTCTGGGAGTGGGTCAACCGTATGACGAAGAGAGGACATAAGTGAAATACTGCAGAAAATGCATGGCTATTTTTGAGGGCGTTTATTGTAAGCCTTGTCATGTTATTGCGTCTAACAAATGCCGCCAAGCAAAGTTAGAAGAATATAAGGCATACCAATCAAGTTATGCGCGCCTTAATAAAGAAAAAGTAAATGCCAAAACTCGTAAATGGAAAAAAGCAAACCCTGCAAATAGAGCGCATCATCAAGCTAAACATCGCGCAGCAGTATTTAGTGCGACGCCTTGCTGGGCTAACTTAGTAGAAATTAAACTTATGTATTTAATTGCGCAGCGAGTAAGCAAAGAAACGGGTATTCCGCATCATGTCGACCACATTGTGCCTTTAAAAGGGCACTTAGTTTGCGGGCTACATGTTGAAAATAATCTGCAGTTATTAGTTGGCAAAGCTAACATGTCAAAAGGTAATCGTTATGCGCCATCTTGATATGACTATGAATGAAGCAATAGAATTTTGGGATACTATTGACGATGGTGGCAAAGATTTAGGGGGAATACGCGCCTTGTGCCTGACCGACAGGTTCTACCTGCTCGTCAAGGTGTGCAACCGTATCGACATGCTCCATCCATGGATTTATGCGCGTTGCCGCGAAGTGGAGAAGGCGCCAGGCGGGTTCATAGACCTGTGGGCGCGGGAGCATTACAAGTCGACCATCATCACGTTCGGCGGGTCGATACAGAGGATCCTGCAGAACCCGGAAATAACCATCGGCCTGTTCAGCCACGTGAATTCGATAGCGGCCGACTTCCTGCGGCAAATCAAGGTAGAGCTCGAGACCAACCAGACGCTCAAGACAGTCTTCTCCGACATATTATGGCAAGACCCTCAGCGCCAGGCGCAACGCTGGTCAGTCGATGGCGGCCTGGTCGTTAAGCGTAAGACAAACCCGAAAGAAGCGACGATGGAAGCGTCAGGCCTGGTCGACGGCATGCCGACAGGCAAGCACTTCCGGCTGCGCATATATGATGACGTCGTAACGGACAAATCCGTCTACACCCCTGAACAGATCACGAAGACGACAGACGCCTACTCCCTTTCGCAATCCCTTGGTATCGAGGGCGGCGATGAATGGATGATAGGCACGCGGTACTCATATGCCGATACATACGAATGGATATTGAAGCGCGGGGCACTGAAGGCCAGGATCTATGCGGCCACGAACACAGGTCTACGCGATGGCAAGCCTATCCTCTTCTCGCAGGAAGAGTGGAATAAGCGCTTGCTAAAGAACACCGACAACGATATCGCATGTCAATACCTCCAAAACCCTTTGAGTGGACAGCAACGGATGTTTGATGTCGGTGACTTACAAACATATGAAGTGCGGCCTGAGACGCTGGCTATCTATATCATGTGCGACCCGGCCAGGTCGAAGAAGAAAGAATCTGCCAATACCGCGATGGTCGTTGTTGGCGTCGACTACGCCATGAACAAATATCTCGTGGACGGCATCAACCATAAGATGGACCTCAAGGAAAGATGGGAAAATTTCGCGATGCTTTACATGCGATGGAAGCAGATGCCTGGCGTGCAGATCGTGAAGATGGGCTATGAGTCATTCGGTGCGCAGGCCGATATGGATTACTTCAAAGAACAAATGATGATGCCTGGCCGTCCCTCTTTCGAGATAACTGAGTTACAATGGCCACGTGATGGCGACGGAAGCAAGATCGATCGCGTGCAACGGCTGGTACCGGATATGAAGTCCCACAAGATATTCCTACCATATCCATCCGATGATAACAGGCTGACGTCTAACCAGCGCAGCATGGCGGCAAGCGGGTATGACTACCGCATCAGCAGGCCGATCAAGCGCGTCGACGAGAACGGAAACATGTATGACCTGTCCGAACAGTTGAAGATGCAGTTCCATTACTTCCCGTTCGGCGGGCTGAAAGATATCATCGATGCGCTGGCGCGCATATATGATATGGAGCCTAAGGCTCCAAATTACAGGGAGCCCCGCTATGCGGAGCCCGAATACACATGACTCTTAAATTTTTTATTGGAAAAATTTGTAAAAAGCACCCTGAACTGCAGGGCAGGCGGTATGTTAACCGCAAAATTTGCCCTGCTTGTAGCAAAGAGCAAGCTAAAGCTTTTGCAACTGCTAACCCAGAAAAAATTAACGTAAAACGGCCTGCTTGGAATGCTGCAAATCGAGAAAAAGTAAATGCTTATAGCCGCACAAAGAGTAAAGAGCAAGTTAAAAATACGCGCTTAAAAAATGGATACGGCATTACCTTAGCAGATTATAATAAAATGTTTGAAATACAGGGCGGCTGTTGTATGATATGCAAAAGGCACCAAAGCGTTTTAAAGCGGCCTTTAGCTGTCGATCATTGTCATGTAACAAATAAAATAAGGGGGCTTCTTTGCGCTAACTGTAACCCTATGTTAGGCTTTGCAAAAGACAGCGTTGAAACTTTACAAGCAGCAATTAAGTATTTAGGAGACTCAAATGGCAGGAGCATTAAACCAAAATAATTTGGGCGCAAAAGTAGCAACGCGCACTATTTTATGGAACGACCTGGTCATGCGTGCATGGGGTTCAGAGTTCCGCGCGCCTGACCATAACATCTACCAGTTCAGTAACAACCGCAACTTTGATTCTACTGATACAGGTCAGACCGGCATTTATGCGCCTAACCATCCTTAAGGAGAAATACAATGATCGATGCATTAAAAGTTTACGCAGACAATTTTGGCACGTCACACGCAGCGGCAGTGGCGGCAGTGCATGACGCCGTCATGGCAGACATGAAAAGCCTGGTCGACTCGGAAGTTGCCAAGCAGACAGGCGTAGACGTAGGCGCATTGACTGCCAAGGCCGACGCGCTAACGGCTGCGAATGCCGACTTGACGAATTCCAAATTTGCCATGCAAGCAACGATCGACAGCCAGGCTGCGCAACTTGCAACGCTGACAACAGTTGCGGCAGACAACGCTGCGCTCAAGGCTGATGTTGTCGATCGCGAGGCGACTATTGCCCAATTGCAGAATGAGTTGGCGGATATGGTGAACGAATTGAATTCGATCAAGCCTGCGCTCGAAGCTGCTATTCAAGCTGCAATGACTCCAGCTAGTGCTATAGGCGCAACACCAACGCCGGCTGCATAATGGAACAAGCCGATATTCAGACAGTTGAAGTTACTTCTCAAGGTGCGCTTGACCCTGAGTGGTTAGCGATGGAAGTCGTGTGCAAGAAGGCTGCACTACTTCTCACACGGCTCTATCCTAACCACTTGTGGATGATCGGCTCTGCACCTGGAGCTGTGTTGGTAATCAAGTATGGTGGCGCAGATTCACGGTTCGGATTTACGGTCGACGTTGCTGACGCACATAGTAGCTCAGAGCTGGAGCATGCGATTGCAATGGCTGGCGGCGAACTGTTAGAAAGACTTGGCCTTCCCCGTGGCGCATGGGACGGCGAACAGATCGGCCTGAAATATGAAGGCCAGGATGCTTTGACTAAACCAACAGGAGGTTGATATGTTTCCGATAGCAGGAGCAGTAGATGCAGGACAGCTAGGAAGTCCTTATAATATAGCTGTTGGCCAGCCGCAAGGACAACCTCAAGTTGCGCCGATTGCCGGTACAACTCCAAATGTAGGCGGTGCAATAGGAGCTGTTGCGCCACATCCGGCAAGTCATCCTGCGCATCCGCAGCATCAAGCATGGCGCCGTGGACTGATTCGGTAAATGAAAGTTACTTGCTTACAATGTAAGATTGAGTTTGAAAAGCCCGCTTGTCACGTTAAGCGAGTTAAAAAAGTATTTTGCTCTAAAAAATGTTATGATGAATATCAGACAATTTTTAAAGGTAAAACTTGTGAAATTTGTGGAGATATTTTTAAAATTAAAGGCAATATGTCGCGCTATGTAACATGCGATAAAGAAGATTGTCGTGCAAAGAAAAAGCAAAAAGAAAATAATGGCATGTGGAATGGCGGTATTTCGTCTGTAAGCCAAAGATTTTATGCGACAGCAAAATATAAAAAATGGCGGGAAGCAATATTTAAGCGCGACAATTATACTTGTCAGTTTTGCGGTGTACGAGGCGGCATATTAAATGCAGATCATATTCAACCCCAAACATTTTTCCCAGAGTTAAGATATGACTTAGCTAATGGAAGAACGCTATGCTTAGAATGCCACAAAACAACATATAAATTAGCCTGCTCATACAGAGATAAGCAGAGAGCACAAGGAGGCAGCAATGGCAATAGACCAGCGAAATAATGGCAGTGGTTGGATTGGCGTTGATCTTTGACAACACTCTGGCCAATGGCGAATCCTGGAAAGGACATGAGCATGTTGGGGATCCCATACCTGCCATGGTACGACGAGTCAAGGCTTGGTTATCAAGCGGCAAGGATGTTCGTATATTCACGGCCAGGAGCAGCAAGAGTTATCCAACCATTCGTCGTTGGTGCTTTAAACACCTCGGCAAGACGCTGAAGATCACGAATACGAAAGACAAGTACATGACCGCGCTTTATGACGATCGTGCAGTGCAGGTAGTACCTAATACAGGAGAGCTTGTAAAATGAGCGAAATCAGTGCGTCAGCAAAGATACTGCGCAAGGTAATGCGCCAGGCAGATGAAGCTTCTGGCAGCGATGCAGCGACCGTCATCAAGCGAGCCTACGGCGTGGCGCCTTCGCAAGAAGTAAAGGAGTCTCTCTCTAAAGGCGTAGATGCCGGCGAGATAGGCAAGTCGTGGGTAGAGCGGTTTACCAAGCCAAAACCTGAGGCGCCAAAATGAGCGATGAATCTAGCGTTCCAGAGCGCCAGACATTGAAGGACAAATTCCTTGATGTCGTAGTTCCTGGCCGTAAATCGGCACGGGAGCTAAAACAGAAATCTCCTAAAGCAGTTGATGAAGAGACTGGGCAATTGGATAAGGGCGTTGATGCCGGACAATTGGGGACTTCTTGGGATGACACCTTTAAAAAGTGAGCTGCGCGGGCTCTTTACTGCAAAGTCATGCTTTAGCGGCGATAAGCGTTGGGTAGCAATTTACTATGACGAATCTGAAACGCCTGGCATAAAGAATGTCTTTTACGGCTATGGAACATCAGAGCAAGACGCTAAAGTCAACGCATTCAGGAAGGTAAAAGAATACTATGCAGCCTGAAAGAAAAAATACGGCGCCAACGGCACAGAAGCTGGAAGATGGCGGGCTTAACAAAGAAGACGCGTCATGGATGATACGCGCCCGTGCTGCCATGACTGCCTCTGTGTCATACTATGACAACAACCTGCGCCGCGATATAGACGACAGCATCAGGATGTTCAACAACCAGCATCCTAATGACAGCAAGTATAACAGTGTTGCTTATGACAAACGGTCAAAACTCTTCCGTCCTAAAATTCGTTCGATTGCCCGCAAAAATGAAGCAGCTGGCGCAGCAGCATTCTTCTCTAATATGGAAGTCGTCGACATTCAGGCGCAAGACCAAGGCAATAAGATCGAGCAGGCAAGCGCCGAGGTAATGAAAGAGCTGTTGCAATACCGCTTGACAAAGTCTATTCCTTGGTTCCAGACTGTACTTGGCGGGTTGCAGGATGCTCAGTCGACAGGTGTTGTCTGCGCCCACATATACTGGGAGTATAAGGCAAAGCCAAAAGGAAAAGATGAAGAAGTTACCGAAGAAGACAAGGCAGAGGAAGAAGACGAATATCCGAAGCAAGGAGAATTGCCAGAAGGCGCAGAGGCAATCGAGGCAAAAGCTCCTGAGATGGAGGCTGACGAGCAACGACCACCTTCTCAACTGGGCGCAATTCCTGCGCCTCTTCCGCAGGCAAGCGCAATGCAGCAAGGTGCGTCAGTTCTTCCTGCCGCTATGGGCGCTCAACCGTCGCCAATGGCACCGCCAGCCGCTGGTCAACCATCCGCGCAACCTGCGCAGCCTACACCAGCCCCTGTTGCAGCCGAAGACGCGCCCTTAATTGACAGGCCAGTAGTAGACTTGATACCTGTCGAGAATTTGCGCATTGATCCTGCTGCAAACTGGATTGACCCTATCAACTCCTCCCCTTATGTCATCCATCTGATACCTATGTATATTATGGATGTCAAAGAGAAGATGGAAAAAGGCGAGTGGAATACATACAGTGAAGGTTCGCTTACTGCTGGCAATACTAAAGCAGACTCTACTCGCCTTGCGCGCCAAAAGAATCGCGACGATCAATATGGCAGTGACGGCAATGGAGTTGCTGATTACGAAATATGCTGGGTGCAGCGTCACATTCATCGTAAAGACGATGTTGATTGGGAATTTTATGTGCTTGGAGACGTTGGCCTGTTGTCCACGCCGAAACCTCTGAAAGAGTCTGTGTTCCACGGCAAGCGGCCTTATGTCATGGGCAATTGTATACTTGAAGCACATAAGAATTATCCTTCCAGCCTTGGCCAACTCGGTAAAGGTTTGCAGGACGAAGCCAATGAAGTTGTCAACCAGCGCATCGACAACGTGAAGTTCGTACTGAACAAAAAGTGGTTTATCAAGCGCGGCAAAGATGTGGATATTCAAGGTTTGGTGCGCAACGTACCAGGTG